TGTTTTTGTTGTTGCCTGTGTGAGCTCCATGTGACTGGCAGCAGGTGTTTTTGTTGTTGCCTGTGTGAGCTCCATGTGACTGGCAGCAGGTGTTTTTGTTGTTGCCTGTGTGAGCTCCATGTGACTGGCAGCAGGTGTTTTTGTTGTTTCTTGCAGCCACTCACGTACACTGGAGTTAGGCGTCATGGTTGTTTCTTGCAGCCACTCACGTACACTGGAGTTAGGCGTCATGGTTGTTTCTTGCAGCCACTCACGTACACTAGCATCAGGTACCATAGTTGTTTCTTGCAGCCACTCACGTACACTAGCATCAGGTACCATAGTTGTTTCTTGCAGCCACTCGCGTGTGCTGGACCCAGGCGCCATAGTTGTTTCTTGCAGCCACTCACGTACACTGGAGTTAGGCGTCATAGTTGTTTCTTGCAGCCACTCACGTATACTGGCATCAGGTACCATAGTTGTTTCTTGCAGCCACTCACGTACACTAGCTGCAGGTACCATGGTTGTTGCTTGTAACCACTGTAATATACCAGAATCCGGAACCATTGTTATCTCTTGTAACCATTGTAACACGCCAGAAGATGGTACCATGGTTGTTGCTTGTAACCACTGCAACACCCCAGCGGCAGGAACCATTGTTGTCTCCTGCATCCACTGTAACGTAGTCATCTTGGGTATCATCATGGTTTCCTGTAGCCATTGTAATATACTAGAAGCAGGAACCATTGTTGTCTCCTGCATCCACTGTAACGTGGTCGCCTGTGGTATCATGACAGTTTCCTGCAGCCATTGCAATGCCGATATTCCCACAACAGTAGTTGGACTTTCCGGTAATGCCAAGTAAGGAGTACCGACGATCGAATTATGCATATCTGCTGCGTAGGTCATACTAGACAAATTAGTTGTAGATGCGCCTGCTGCATACTCTACACCAAATACAGTACTGTCTGTGGTATCAGCTACAGGTATCCCGTTGATGATTGCAGAGGTTTCTTGAGTTTGAAAAACTGCATCTTTTACCGTTTGATTAACTATGCGCCATTTGCCTACTTCGATTGAAACAAAATCATTTTCTATGTCCAGCATATTTTGTATGACTTGAATATTTCCGTCAAAGTACGATTGTACATTTCTACCAATAGCCACTTGATCACCATTGTAAACCGTAACGGCATTGGTGATAACTTGGGTATTGCCTATAGGATTTGTCAAGGTCACATTTGATCCTATAGCAGTATCTCCGTTGAGTATGATTTGAGCATCTCCTCCAGTGAGTTTTAATACTGCATTTCCCAGCGTTGTTATATATCCAACTATTTGTACATTTGCTGTGACTACTTGCATGTCAGTGGCATGAGCACTTTCTGCCACGTAGGTGATGGCGCCGCTTGCTCCCATTATACTATTGCCAAATCCCGAACGCAAGGGCTCAAAATCCCTAGTATAGGGATTTGACAGTGTGCCGTAGTCTAGATAATTTATCAAAAACGGTAATCGATTATTTGCTGTAAATTTATAGTTGACGGGACCTAAAATATAAACCACTTCGGTATCATATAATTTTACACTGGAATTGTAATTTACTACCAGTATGTCCCCGGACCCAAATGGTTGATAATAGTTGCCTGAAACGTCAACATTGCTCACTATGGCATTGCCGCCCGGAATCGTATAGGACGTCATCCTTTTTAATATTTTTACATTGTAGTAGTCTGGTAAAATAAAATCGTATAGGCTGACATTTCCAGTTATGGTCTGGGTCTTTGACAGCGCAGTATTGGGTGAAAGATTATTGTCCGATATCACTGTGGTAACTACTGGAACTGGATCAGCTGAAATTGGTATGGCAAATTGTCTAGCACCCAGTGAGAAAATTGGCAGCATACCTTTGCCGTATCCATAGGGATTGCCTAGGGTAATGGTTATGGTTATCACATCGTTGGCATAAACCTTTGTACTACCGTCGTATACAATACCATTTAATTTTAAATCACCGTACTCAATCGCCATCGTGGCCGGAGTCATTTTGTTGGGCATGGTGAGAGTCTGAGTATATGATGGGTTGTTTGAATCTCCGATCAAGAAATCTATGTATCTTGGATAGTAGGTTTCAACAAATGCTGTTACTTGGTAATCAAATGCTGAATCGCCAATCACAGCAGCCACTTGGCTAGTACCCGGTGTCGATACTCTATAGCTTATGTTGACTGTTGAACCGTCGATGATATCGTATCCTCGGACTCCGGCACTGTCGGTTTTGACTCCACTTACCCATAGCACAGTACTTCCTGCGGTATATCCAGTAACAATCTGATAGCCCACAGTTTTTATTTTCACTGTATTGCTACCAATATGTGTAACAGGACCGCTTCTGTTATCAAAGGTTACATCTACTATTCTAGTCAGTAAGCCGTAGGCGCTGAGAGTTGTTGACCTTGAATTTAAAAAATGGCTAGCTACTGCGGTCGCACCTGATGCTGATATCAAGGTAACTTTGTCTCTAAAAACCAACTTGGTCATATGCATGGCAGAATCAAATACCAGAACATCTGGACTGTCATTGTTGGTGACATAAAGATTGCCGTTGCGCACAAGAGTATACTTGGGCGAGTATCCAGTGGTTCCTACAGCTGGTTCAAACATTGATGTGTTGTAATTGTAAGCCAACAGCTGGGCATTGTTGCTATCAGGTATGTATATATAATTGCCAAATGCCACAGGTTGACCAATTGCCGTGGATGGTATCGATGACAGTGGCGCAGCAAGAACAGCGGTGCTTAATATAAATCCGTTGTTGTTGACCGATACTGCCACCGCAGATGTTGCAAGATTTGGTACCGGAGCAATACCCACGATCTGCTCAGTGACTGCACAGGTTCCCAGCAATGACATGCCGCCGGCTGGACCTGGGGTATAGGCCCAACATATGGTTGCACCGCCAACCCATATGGTTGAAGTAGTATCATCGTATCCCAGGCATCTGGCAGTACTATCCAATGCCGGTAACGGTGTAACTACACTTACCATATCAATTTCGTACCAGTCTCCGGAATAGGTCAGTACAACTATTTTATTGCGTGAAGTTAGTATTTGATAATCAATAGGTGGTGACGAGAATGCGATAACTGATGTTTGTATTCCAGTAATGCTGTCATAGAAATAGACAGATTTTGTAACCGGGTTCATGACCACGTGGGAGTTTACAGTTATGGGGCCTCTATTGTTGTATACTACCGGTACTGTGATGGCTCCGTTAGATTGCCGAAAACTATAAGCTGGTGCAGTTGTGTAACTGTAATCATACCAGCGTTTCCTAGCATCAGCAGGTATGACCTTGATGGTGTAGAGACTTTCGCAAACCACTGCAAAATTTTGATACACACCATCTGCTGTGTATTCAAAAAATACATGCTCAAGATTGTTAAATGGAGATGTGACTATTGCTGTAATTAAATCTCCAGCAGCCGCAGATACAGTCCATGTGGTAGCAATACCACCCGGAACTTGTCCGGTTTGTACTGCCCCATTGTTTACAGTAACGTTGAAAGGATTGCCGTTAGCATCTTGTACTGGTAATACCAGTACTAGAGATGTTGTTGCACGAAACGATGTAGTTACTTGAGTATTAGGGAGTGCTCTTGATATCGACGGGAACATTAATCACTCCTAATCACTACATGTTATCTGCAGGGCCTCCAATAATGTACTCAGATACATCTGCCAAATTTCTAACCTATCACCTCAAGCGTATGCTGGTGGTACATTAGGATTTGGTGTTCGCTTGACTACCACGATACGCATCTTGGTACCGTATGCGCCACTTGACCATAATGCGTGGTATGTACGCTTGCTGGGTTGACCGTTGGCAGGATCTATTTCGTTATAAACTGCAACATCAATATCAGTACCACCACCAACAATATCAGCACTGACTGTGCCAACCATGTCCAGTTCATCAGCATATTTAAATCTGCTGCTGTTTAGGTTGTTGATGAATGTGATCACATATTCACCATTTTCAGTGAGACTTTGTTGTCTGTATGCATTCAGCACAGCACCGTTGTCTTCTGAATTGTTGCTGGCATCTTTGCGTGCGCTGGGAATTGGCAAATCGTGTTCTCTAACCACAAACTTGTAGAACTTGTTGGAAGTTGAGTTGATACAGAACAGTGGTCGATTACCAAAGTTTACAGTATTACCAGCTTGATCAAAGGCAGTGCTGTTGATAATGGTGTTGTTTCTTAGAGTGTCTGGTACCGGATAACCATTTGGACCAGTTGCTGTATAGAAGTCACTGTAAGCACCGCGTATGGTACCATCGTTTTTGCTAACCGGTCTCTGGATCAACAACCAGCTGTAGTTGCTGGCAGTTTCTTCTGGGTTTTCGCCCCACACCGCAAAAAACATACCATGATCACTCAGTACTAGTCTATAGCTCATTGGGTTTGAGCTGGCTGCTCTGCCGCCCACGCTGCCAAACATACCCAAGCCTGCGCCAGTAGCACCAGTTGCACCACCACCGTTTAATCTAGCTCTAATAGGGTATCGGTTAATAAACAATTGTGCTGGGTCAAGTACATCTGGACCATCACCGTCAGATCCCGGAAAATAGTCAGTTACACCGGGCGAAGTTGGCCCTATTCTGTCACTGGTTTGATATTTTACCTTGTTTGGATCCTGTGCCAACCGAATTCTTGTTATACCATCTATACCTTTGAACTGTTTTCCAAACCCGGGCGGTGCAGTTGCGCCACTGCCAGTATTGCGGTCAATCACCCAGTCTGGCCAGCCGATTGGTCCGGTCGCATATACAGGCACCATGGGGCCAGAGGCTGCGTACCCAGTGACACCAGTGCTGTAAGGATGGGTGGCACCAAATCGACCAGTTTCGTCCCATCCATTGACTGGATCAAATGCATGTGTCCACTCTGCACCAGTGTTGCCAATTGGTTCCACAAAATCGTAACTCTTCTTGAGAGTATATGATTTTAAAAATGTACTTAGATTGCGTAATTGATTGGTTGCTACCCCGTATGTACATGTTACATAGTGTAGTCTAGCTGTATCAGCGGTCACAGTGGTATCACTCGCCGACGGCAGTGCTATAACTGCTGGGCCAAGCCAATCGTAATAGGTGCAGCCACCATTTAGTGTGCTATCGGCCCATTGTGGATACTTGTTGGGCCACGATTGGTGCCAACCCAAGGTCAAATTTGGTCCACTGGCACCAGTGGTGCCGTCGGTTGACATGGTTGCCGGAGTACCTAAATAAATCGCCATACTCAGTGGCGCAGCACCATCCGGTGTCCACTTGCCAAGATCGCCAGTAGCGCCAGTAACGCCACTTGGGACAAACGGTGCAGCAGCAGTAAAACTTGAATAGTTTTTCCAGTCATATGTTTGGAAAGTCATTCTCCATGGATCTTTAGTGGCGTTGGTTGGGTACGGGGACACACTGGTATCAATTGGTGGATTTGCTGCACCAGTGGGACCATCTAGTTTTGTAGTGGTATCGGTGTGTATGTAATAACCTTTTGGATCCAATGCTGCAAATGGGTCAATTAGCTGTGTAGCTTCCAACACTATTACCGCTGACTGATCATCTGGGATTGCGGCGGGACCAGTGGCAGTGCCGGCTACATAGCCAGAAAATACTGTGTTGTAATCGCCGCCGCGCACAGGGACCATGTACATTTCGCCTGCATTCAAGACGTTACCTTCTGTGGGTAATACTGATGGAAAACCAACCAGTGTTGATACTACATCGATCATCAGTGAATTTACATCAGGGAATCCTTGATTCTCATATGTGGTAACTGTATTTGCCATTTTTAATTCCTTAGTTCTTTTTTAAAATATTACACTGGTTTGTATAACAAGTATACATCTATGCTGTTCTGGCCCGGGGGCGATTCATTATCAGTTGGGTCATTCCCGATAGTTACGGTAAATGGTATAACTGTATCTTGTGTATATCCAGTACTGTTAGCTAACCCTGTTACTAAGGTTAGCGCCGGATCTAGGGCCAGTATACCAGTAACTGGATCAATGCTGATACCAAGGCCACTGACTTGAGCCAGATTTCTAGTTATAGCGTAAGTTAAATTAGTACCATGCACTGGATCGGCCGAAGTAAGTAGCGGTATTGCTGCACCAACAAACTGAATACCAGTTGGTGCCCATGGCAGGCCTGCAATTACTGGTCCAACTACGCCAGTAGGGGTAATTGTGTCGTCATTGACTGCACTCAAGTTTCCGTTGAGTGGCCCGATACTTTGAGATGTGATTTGAATTATCCCAGTAACTGGATCTTTATCTCCCCAATTCTTGGCTACTGGATCGTACGATCCAGTGGGTAGCCCTAGGGCGGTGCCGGTTTGGACGCCTTTGAACTTTGGACCTTGTGGCTTGAATAATGTTGCTACACGCAGGCCTGTGTTGTTGACATTGCTGCCAGGCAGGGCTCTATAGGTTCTAGGACCCCACTCACCGTAGGTAACAAATTGTACATCTTGTCCAGTACGCACCACGTCACTACTGGTGGTTCCCATTAGGTCCAATTCTTCAGTGTAGCGGAATCTTGGCGTAGTGAGATTGTGTGGGAATGTCAACAGATAAGTCTTGTCCTCGGTCAACGATACCTGATTCTGACTGTTAAACAACATGTGACTTCCATCACTGTGGCGATCAGCATAGATACGATATGGTGTTTGATTTGGTCCAATGTATCTAAAGTTTACCAGGGCTGTTCCAGCTGTGCCGCTGGAAATTGTTGGCAATGAAGTATCAGAAGTAAGTATGCTTGATGTCAAATTTAGTTTGCTGTTGGCCAGATCTAATTGGTTGATTGCAGACTGTGGCGGTTTTCCTGCCAAGAATGCAGTATCTTCGTTGAAGATGCTGCCAATTACACCCACCAATTGATTGGTACCGATGTCCCAAATTGAAGTTCCAATTTCAAGTTCCTGTAAGAAATTGCTACTCAAATTGGTAGCAGTATCTATACCACCAAATACTTGATATGGTGGTTTTGTCTGTATGATCATTTTTCCAGTGCCACCTTGCAGTGAAGGGCCGCCACTGGGATGCAGAACATCTGCTTCTCTAACAATCGCTTTGTAATAGATATAATCAACACCGTTTAGTGCAAAAACTGGTGACTTACCTGTGAGCAATGCACGACCTGTATTACGATCCACTGGGCGTTGTACCAAGACCCAGTTGAAGAAGTTACTGGCATAATCGCTTGGATATCCAGCATTGGCTGACTGCGTACTCCAGTTACCTTCCCATATGCCCAAAAAGAATCCTCTTTCAGCAATGGTTAGAATATAACTAAGCGGATATGTTCTAGCTTGATCTGCCACACGTTGAGTTCTGTTGACAAATCCCTGGCGGAAATCGGATGCTGTAAACACACCAAGCGGTTCCCATGCTCCCAGGCTACCCACATTGTCAACAACGGCACCTGTGGAATCAGTCACTTTGGCGATAGACACTCTACCAAGGGCAGGATCAAATGCCATCTGCAATGGTGCTGCTACCGATCCCAGGGCTTGTTGAGGTCCACTGACTACAAACTGTACACGCCATGGTTGGTTTGCTGCGTTGCCTGAGCCAAAATTGTTATTTGGGTCAATGTCCGGTCCACACTCTAGTGTAAACGAAAAGTAATCAGGCGTGCCTGTTCTAAAACAAACACTTACGTCGCTTTGAGTGGTAACTTTAGCATGTCCCAGTTTTGCTGGATCTTCTGGATACAAGGTATAGTTGTATATAGTGGGATCAAGAGTATCTGCAACAAGAGTTGTAAGACTTGCTGGATCACTGATTGATAGATTACCCTCAAAGGTTGGATAATCGGTGCCAGTAAATCCAATAACACCGTTCATCACATCCGATACTTCTACCACGATTCCAGCCGGTACTGTATTGCCGCTGCTGGTCGTTTTAGACGCGTATATCAACCCAGTAACTGGATCTTTGGTCTTGGTAACTATGACATAGGATTCGGCTTGCGCTATTCCATTGATCAATACTGGGGGTGCGTCTGCTGGATTAATAAATAACTTTTCACCAGGAAAGTGAGTTATTGCTGTAGCTACCCTAACATTGGCTTTCCAGGCCCATGGTATAGGCGGAGTTGGGTCAGGTGCACCGTTAGAGGTATAGCGTTCAGCTACAGTATCATAGCCAAATGTCAATGCTGGATTACTGGGTGCCGGATTTGACAGATTAATGACATCAAATCCATTTGCAGTCATGTCTGCATATATCGACAAAAACATGTCAGATACTGTTAAAAACCCAGATCTTTCAGTTGAGAAAAACTTACCAGTTAGCGCCATACATATTCTCCAATTTGTTTAAAGTGTACACTCATAAAATTATTTATCATATCTTGTACTTATACTATATTCCAGTTTCCGCCGTACCAAACACGCAATTTTCCGTCGGTATCCAGCAGCACAGTCTGCCCATCATAGCCATAAAGAGGCAGAGCGTGTACCACATTCATGGTGTACAGGCCAGCACTGTTGTCGGTTATGGCACTGAAATACATCATGTTCATGGTGACATTGCCTGCTAGTCCATCAATGTTGCTGACACGAGCATACACAGTTGGTTCAGCCGGTTCTTCAAGATTTGCAAATATGCTGTATTGCCTTTGCTGTATCACACTGCCGTCATCTAGCAACACTGAGCCGTCATCAGTTAGGTGATCTGCTGTGGCCAAAAATGCATAAGGATTGGCATCATTGTAGTATTTATTGCTGAACACTTCTACCAAGCAGGGCCTAGACACAGTGAGATTGTATACAATATTGGCAATGCCAATTTTCATATCAAATACAGCAAATCCTCCTGATGGCAAATCATTGATGTAGTAAGAGAATTTTTTTCTCTCAATTTGTGGAACACCACCCGGTTGCCATGATGTGACCCCGCCGCCCGCAGATACTATTACATATCCTTGATCACCTGGTTCCTCGGGTAAGGAATATATATTACCGGTGGTGGCACTTTTAACTGTAAGGTTACTGACTTGAGCAACTCCGCGCACATCCAATGCATGCTCAGGCGTATCAGTGTTGATACCAACGTACCGCTGATTTACATCAAAGTAAATTAAATTACCATCTATGCTTAGATCTAAACCCTGTCTTTCAAGGTTCATGACCAGCATGGGTCCGGATATGCGTCCTATTGCCATGTTACGATTTTATATTATAAACCCACTACTGTGCTGGCATATCCGTGTAATACCACAATGGGCTGTAGATTGTTTGGTGGGCTGGTGAAATTGATGTTGGTTCCGGCCACTGTGAATGCCACTCCGGGATTTTGAAAAACGTTGCCAATAAACACCAGTAACTGTGTTTCTTGCCCTGCGGTATAAGTGACCGACATGGGTCCAAACTGTGTGGCAGATCCGTCGCCGGTATAGGTGTCTTTGACGATGGTACTTGCGCCCTCAATGGCCAGTATGCGCCACCGATTGCCCGAGTAGTATTCCAGTTTACCAGTGTCGCCATTTAGCCTAAACAGGCCAGTGACCGGACTGGTGTGCCCTATGGCACTGTAGCCGTATGGTGCTCTGATACTGTAACTACCACTATGCAATTCCGTATTTTTAAGATATCTTCCCATGTGTTACACCGCGATAGTGTTTACTGTTGCCACAATGTTGGCAGCAACAGATGCTGATCCCCAGACGCTGTCGCCGTTGTCCAGTAACAGTCTTTCAGTATCAAGCACATATGTGTCGCTGCCAGTGAGACTGACTTGGCTATAAATTACCGTACTGGCGTTGGCTGTGGCACCAGCTGGTACTGCATATAAACTAAATTCTGCTGGTGTTGCACCGGTGTTGCATAGATACATGACAATAACTGCATTTGTACCTGTGCTGGTAAACAATGCAGCTGGTGTTACGTCTAATGTGGTGTTGGTTAATGCCATTGTGATTCCTATAATATCAGTGAGTAAAGAAATGCTTTCTTCTTGGTGATCAACTCCTCACCAACTTTTTTCTCGTTACTGACATAGACGCCAGTATTTCCATCCGCAGCGGCTCGGGCATAAATTGTGCTATATCCTGTGGTGGCTGTGGGGTCGCTTGTGATCTGCTCTATGCGTATAACGCTGTCAAATGTGACAGTGTTGTGCTGACTGTCCCAAATACTAAATCCATTTACATCCAAGTTGGCTCCCAATTTGGGATGCTTGTCTTGGTACAGCACAGTGCCTGCTAGATCTTTCCAGCCCGCAGTGTCATTCACCTGCCATACCAAATCTGCTTCGTGCCAACGAAAGCCAGCTGGTGGATTTGGATCGCCACGATCTACGTAGAGACCGGCATCAATAATGGGACCGCCAGGTTCTCCGGCCTGCAGGGTAATGAAATCTTGGTAGACATAGTTGTTGATGGCATCTATGTTGGCGATGCTGTGCTTGACGACCAAATTTCCGTCAATGATAAAGTTTTGGGTGTTTACGTAAACACTACCATCTACTGTAATGAGATTATAGTCCCCGGCTGTGCGTTTTACGGTGCTCATTGGTTATCCTGAAGTATACAGTATTTATACAAAAGAAAAAGATAAAAAAATAGCTGCCTCGGCAGCTATTTTTGGTTGGGCTAGAGCCTGTTAAGGTCCACTGAAAATGTCGTAGTTGCCAATCAACACCTTCTCTTCGCCATTGTGTGCTTCAAATACCACTGCCGGGTTCATTGTCCATCCTGCTGAACGATATACTCCCTCTGGCCATACACCGGGTTCATTTGCAGGGAAATGCCACTCGTCGTTGAAGTAGTCAACTGGTACCAACAAGGCACGACGTGCAGTCAGCTTGGTAACAAAGTACAACGAATAGCTACTATCTGTTGCAATGATAGCAATTTCATCATGTGCAGCAGGCCAACGTCCCACCAATTGAGCCGAACGCTCGATTACAGTATCGTGCGCGGTTTGGCTTGCTAGTGTTGCGCCAGTGATAGCCCCAGCTGTTGTAATGATTGGATTGCCATTGCGCTCTAGCGTGAATGTGCTGGTTCCATTGGTGGCTGTAATTTGGAACCCATTGCCAGGATAGTAGTTGTTAAAACTGCCAATACCACCCAATGTGCCATTGATTACCAGCAGTTCGCCCACAACAAATGTACCAGCCGGTTGCGGTGTGCTAATTGTAAAAGCACCACTGGTATTGTTTGCAGTCAGTGTGCCATAATTGGCTGCTGTCAATAGTTTCCACTTGCGCTCGCGCACTTTGTAGCGACGACTTGACTGCTGTTTGATAATATCAACTGGCAGTACTACATCAGAGTCGTCAAGACCCATTCCGGCTTGGTAACCATAGGCAAAAATGCCGCGATTAACGTCAGCATAACTATTTCTCTGAGCACGAACATCATAGTTAGGTGCTTGATAAGCAGTGCCAGAAAAGTTAACAAATGGTTCTGCAGCAGTCCAGATGTAGTTACTATCCCATCCAACAACATATCCAGTACCGGGATTGGTAACAGTAATACTTCTTAGCCCCGATGTCAATGTAAATGTTGCAGGTGTAAAGAACGCGGTCGCTGTACCATATGCCGTAACTGGGTTAGTTGGGAAAGTGGTATAGTCACCAGTTTCGGTACCTGGGTCTGCAACATCAACGCTGTACACACCCCAATCAAGTGTAAATGTAACACCAGTTCCGCCCAGGGTATTTTGATATCCCAGTGTGCCGGTTGGCTTTGCACTTGTACGTGTACCGCCACTTACGATGGTCAAACTTGCAGCAGGTGCGTCAACGCCACTGGCAACAGTATTAACACGAATAGTTACGTTAGCGCCTTGGCCTGTACAATATTCCAAGATGTCACCATCAGCATAATGATCGCCAGCAGTGACCATGGTCACACCAACTGCTGTGATAGCTGACACTGTAGCATTTGCATAACCTGGTTGGCCATTGCCATGGCCGTTTGGACCATATGTGCCCAGCAGTGCAAATGTGTCGTGATAGTTGTAACCTTTACCGTTGGTAAGTGTTGCTGCTGATAGTGCCTGGTAGTGTGGTACTACTTCAGCACGAATACCATCGGGCAAAGTTGGAATTGCTACAGTGTATGTAGGCTGTGTTGTCCATCCATCGCCTGGATATGTCACATCAATACTGGCAATGCCGGTACCGCCTAGGCCTGCATCACCTGCTTGATTTTGCGCGCCAAAGTCACCATCTAGGCCTGGATTGCGATTACCAAAATATTTCTTACTTAAAGGACGTCCCATTTTATTTTCTCCTTGTGAAACACGGCGTTCTAGGCCGTACGCGGTTGGATTTCCGCATAAAACTCACACCATGTGAGTCGTACTAGATATTTATTAATTTAATTCAAATAGCAGCAAATGAGGCGTACCAATTGGTACTACCAAACTTACCTGATCTATTTCTATTGCATCGCCCTCGTTTAATACTGTATCGTTAACAGTACAACTACCTTCTAGTACCAACAAGTAACTAAAATCATTTGTTCTTAGATTTTGATCCAATACACCGGCCCAACAACTGAATCTAGTGTTTTTGAATACAATTGGCAGCTGAGCAAAGCCAGGCTGGCGATCAATAAAATCGTATTTGGGAGTTCTATCCCAATCTATCGTATTGGGATATACCCATATCTGTAGATATCTATTAGGCTCAGTGCCTTCGTTAGATAGCTCGTGCCATATGCTGTTGCCGCACCAGAAATGTTGTATTTGCCCGGCACAGGCTGTGTTGTCATTGCCAATGTTATCCCGATGTCTACATTGACCGGCAATGACATAATTAATTATGTCTAGTCCACGATGTTCGTGCCAGCTGGTAATAAATCCCGGTTGAGTGCGATCATCATTAATTGTTGTCACCGGGCCCCAATTGGTATATTTGGGATCACGATAATTCATGCAACTAAAACTACGATAACTTTGATAATTGTCTTCGCCTAACCGATTGGTTGGTACAAATCCTCTAGTGGCAGCTGGTCTAATTTTCATATACAGTATTTAACAGCCGTAAAAAAGCCTACTATAAAAGTAGGCTTGATTTTTGAATAACTATCAATTAACAATCGTTAACGATACTGTAGCCAACTAGTTCACCATTCCATACGCGACAGCTAGAACCGCATGCAGCATCAACAATCTCTTCAAGAGCAGCTACACGATCTTGGTCTTGATTGTGTTGATTTTGTTGCTTGGTTACTGCATCAATGTTAAACGGTGCAGTGTTTGCTGACGCAATTACTGTAAACCAATTTCCGTCTGGAGCGCCAACTGCATAAAGCTCAATGCGTTGTTGCAATGCTTTAACCGCTTGCTCGTATAAGCTACCCGAATTTAGATAGTTGTTTTCAACGTTAGTCCGCATATCAACCTGGAAATACGATAGTTCACGTGTACCAAACTGTGATGATGGTTGTGCTTTTTCGTAGTTTCTAGCGAAGTCTGTTCCTGTTAAATCTGGCATAATAAATCCTTTAAAGTTTATAATATTATTTATTCAATTTCAACAAAAAAGCGCCCTAAGGCGCTTTAATGTAACTTCCCATCCCGAGGGTAAAAAGTTGGTCCTACTATTAATAGAACGATAGATTGCTAACAGCGATCTCAGAAACGTAGTCGCCTGCGTTGCCTAGAGAACTTGCTGTGTTGGTCAACTCAACATATCCATAACGAGTCATGAAGCCCACGACTGGTTCAAATGTGTTTGGATCCAATACAACACCACTGCTCATCAACGGAATGTATGGGCAATAGAATGCTGCTGCGTCTGCTTCGCTAGAACCTTTGTAGCCAACCAATACTGGTGTGCTGTCATTGGCATAGCTGTCAACATAGATACGCATTGCACCGTTCAATGTACCAACAAACTTGGTGTTTGTAGGTGCTTCGAATGTACCTTCTGTGGTACGTGCAAAGGCACTGGTAGTAGCACTTTGTAGAACTGTCAATGCAGCTGGACTTACAATAGCCCAGTTACCAGCGCCACGACGTGTACGTTGTGCGATCAAGTTGGCACTACGATTGATCAATACTGCAAGAGCAGCATGCTCATCACCAACAAATGTAGCTGTACCGCTGACATTGGCTTGGTCATAAGTGAACTCTTGAGCAGCCAAGGCACGTAAAGAACCTAGGATCTCTTGATCAATTTCAACTGTGATTTCTTGTGCAAGTGCAGCCATGATTTCTGCCTCAACATCCAAACCGTGCATGGCTTGTGCGTCTTGAGCAGCTTCAAAAGTCCAACGAGCAGACATTTTACGTGTCTTGGCTTCGACGACTTGTTTCATGATCTGTACGTTGATCTTACGACCTGGTACGCCTTCTAGACTGCTGGTGCTAGTTGCACGACCAGTGCTAGAGTCGCCAGAGTAAGCAACTGCAATCTTGAATGGGCTCAGTGCTTCGTCACCAGCTGTTGTGTTGGTGCCATAGCTGCTGCCGTCATTCATGCTTTCAGCATAACGAACACGTAGAGTGTGGATCTGTGCAACAGGTCCTGTCATTGGCTGAACGCCGATGATTTCGTTAGCGATAACTGTTGGCATTACACGACGGATAACTGGTAGAATAACACGGTTAAGTGTTGCTACGTTGCTAGCTTGTGTTGCGCCTAGAGTTGCATTTTCTTGCAAGTGCTTGCGTGTGTTTTCTAATACCACTGCCATTGATGTGCGGCGTGACCCTTGTAGGCCTTCCAGCAGGGCATCTTTAGTTTCGCCCCAACGGCTTTCCAATAGTTGTTGTGTCATTTTTCTTTTCCTTTAAGGTTAACTATTTTATTTTAGCCCTGCTAAACGCTTCAAATCAATGACATTGGTGTCAGAGTTCTGTGCAGATTTAGCAGATTTATCTCCAGTAACTTCACTTCTGCTTTCTGTCAATGCGGTCTTTTCAGAACGCTTAACAGGTGCATTGTTCAGCACTGCTGGTAGATACTTTTCAAATGCAGACTGCAACTTATCAGTCTGTACATTTTCCAGAAGCTCTGTCATCACAGTAGCTTTTTCTTGATTAAGGGGTTTCAACAAGCTGGACATTGCTGCACGGCGCTCCATTGATTCCTTAATAATACGCAGCTCACGATCCTTGCTCTCAACTACACGTTCCTTTGCAGTAACGGTACTAGAGATTGCGGTAATCGCTTGCTTTTGTTGTTGGATTGTTTCATGTAGTTTGCGGATTTCTTTGTTCTCATTCAAGTGAGTAACGCTGTATTCGCTTACAAATGCTTCAAACAATCTACGACCAAACATGTTCTCACGAGCAGTTTGGATGTCTTCTTTAAGCTGGGTCAATTCAGTCTTTAGATTAGCGGCAACAGCTTCTTTAACTAGCTTGCTGCTACGGGCGATAAAACGTCCTTGCAATTCATCTAGTTTAGCACGGGCAGTAGAGATCAAGCGAACTTTGGTTTCTACTACTTGCTTCTTGTCGGCAGCGAATTCTTTAATTTCCTCTGCAAGTGCATGTACTACGAATTTTTCTAGGCGTTTAAAGTTTTCAGTTTGACGCTTGCGATCACTACGTAGTTCTTGGATTTCTTCGCTCAACTTCTTAACCAAGAAGCTTTCAAAGCGTCCAGCACTTTCCATCATGTGATTTTTAAATTTCACACGATCTTCGACCATGGCTTGTTTTTCCCCTGCAAATTCTGCAATTTCAGCGGTCAAGCCTTCTGTTACCATTTTGTCCAAAGCTTCGACCATTACTTTTTTGTCATGTTCATATCGGCTAGCCATTTCCTCACGCAGTTCTGCGCGAATATGCTCCCGTGCCTCAACTAGCTTGGTATCCCAAGCTTCGCTGATTGCTGTACGAGTTTCCTCGTTGACAATGCTGGCATCTAACAATGGTTTCAATGTATCGAACATTGTGGTTCTCCTGTTCTAAACTGTTTACTTTTTCAGTAATCATCTTGCAGTTTGGCAAGGTTTCAAATAACCCAACTGGGTTATCGGAAATTTTCTACTTTATAATTTTAAATCAGCAATTACTTTTAATACTTCTTGTTTTAAATATCGTTGCACTTTTGGATCAGTCCGGGCATCTCCTGCCATTTCTAAAATCCTATTGCCACCCGACATATTCATCAAGCCTTCATAGATGGCTTTTGGGTATGCATTAGGGGCACTGGGTTGTGCTACAATATCTACAGTAACTATCTCAAAATCGCTAACCTGTCCGTTGCCTTCGTTCACGTTGCCGCTACCACGACTGCTAACGCCTAATTTAACTCCGCTTTGCAACATGGTAATAACCAGTTGTCCCATTGGAGTCGGCAAAATCTTTAACTTACCAAAGCCGTTGGGGCCGTCCATCCACATGTCAGTGATCATATGGCAAACACGATCCAAGTTGATCTTCAAGTCTTCGGGATGATCTAACTCACCCAGTACACTGTAACCTTCTTTGATCTGCTTGTCAATTGTGCCCACTGCACGAGCAATTTCATCAGTTGGATAAACACGCTGGTTAGCGTTCTTAACACCACCTTGGATGAAAATGCCTTTCATGTAGTAGTTCTTACCTGTGCCGCCATCGCCAGACGACTCTGCCAGGACTTCCATCCTGGCGTTGTCAAATGTAAGATGTTCTCTTAGATAAGCTACCATACTGGCCTATTAACGAACTTTTCCGCCAACCACGCTCTTGCTAGTTACTGGCAGTTTACCGTCAGTAGTTTCGCCTTCTTTGCCTTTGGCTTTTTCATAGCTGGTAGCACGATTTGTGTAACCTTTGGTGTGTGCATTAGGGGTATTCTCAAAAGAACCTGCGCCCTTCAACTCGCCACGACCTTTGGTGTACTGGTTGCTAGGTGTTGGTGTTGGCTTACCATCAGCAGCTTGCTCAGTACCGCCTTTAAGCAAATCGTTAGAGTTGCTCATTCTGTTTGGCTTGGCTACAATGCTTTGCTTGTTCAGTGCCGGGGCATCGCCACCTTTACCAACAGTCTTGCCTTCGCCAGTGGCTGGGGCTTGCTTGTATACTTGTCCGTGGTCTTCAACATACTCGCGCATGATGCTTTCGTCTTCGGCGCCAGGAGCATCAAATTCTCCGCCCATGTCGTCACCGCCCATGTCGTCCATACCGCCCATGTCATCCATTCCGCCCATGTCGTCGCCACCGTCTTTGCCCATCAACTGGTCAAATTCAGCTTTGAGATCATCAAGTGCAGACTCAAGATCCATAATGGTGTTTTCAATCTTTTCTTCTGGTGTACCTTCTTCGCCGCCCATGTCATCCATGTCGCCCATGTCGTCACCACCTAGTTCTTCGTCACCGCCTAGGTCGGTATCACTGTCGGCACCAATTTCGTCGTCTTCTTCGTGCATACCGCCTTCATCAGCAGTAACGTCATTCATAAGACCTTGGACTTGGTTTCCACCGACGTCTTCGTCAAAATCGTTTTCGTCAATGAGACTCTCGTAGATGTCACGACTTTTTTCAACCACTAGTTGGTGAAAAAGATCACGTGCTTTGTCTTCTTGTTCATTGATAATAAATTCAATTAATTGTTCATACTTGTTCATGAGAACTCCTTTTAGGTTAATAATGAAGCTTGTACATTATTTACATAATATACAAATATTTCGGTTATAATGGGTGTTTTTTAGTGGTTTTTACGGGCTATGCCGAAAAACCTACAAAGCTGGGGCTTCAGCAGGCGGTTTATACTGTGTGGCCACTGTTTTTAGCTTTTGTTCGTGCTCAAGTTTGCGCACATCATTCATGATTCTAAGACGATTCAGCTGCTCTAGACTGAGTCTACTTTTACGTAGATCACTCAGTTTGAGAACCGTATTGTCGTCTTTTTCTGTAGAATAGCCAGTTGGTGTGGGCGAGAATAGTTCGGTTACATACATAATGTTATTTAACCGAATTCCAATTAAGTTGGTGCCGGAGCAGGTGCTGCGCCCATATCACCGGCGGCACCGCCAGGTGCTGCTGCACCTGCTGCGCCTGCTGCGCCTGCTGCACCTTCTTCTCCGCCCTCGGGTGGTGTTATGGCACCTAGATCAGTATCCAGTCCACCCGGAGTCACTCCCACGCTGCGTAGGCCTAAATCTTCTGTTGGAGCATTTTCTGCATCGCCGCGCTCTTCCAACCACATGTTTTCATTTTCGCTCATTTCCTGCTCACTCATGCCCAGGTAACGCTTCATCAAGAAACGCTTGCTGAAGTAAGGGAAAGCTTCTAGCTGTGTAAAGGTACCAATTCTGGCACCATCAACTTCAGCCTGGCGATACTGTGCAAAGTTTTGCGGGTCGTTGAATACTAGATCAAACAACTGCCCGTCAATATTGATGCCACGCCAACGCATGAACATCTTGAATTCTGTATCAAATTTTTCAATAACCATTTTCTGCAGGCGTTTGCAGTACTGGTTAAAACGCCATTCCTGGATCAAGGCTGTGCCCACTTTGCCATCGTTATAGGTTTGACTGCCGTCGTCTGTGCCTGTGGGCAAATAGCTGCTGGGAATACGCAGGCCACGGAACAACTTGTTGGTGAAAAAGCGCAAGTCTGTGATCTCACCTAGATTCTGTCCGCCCTGTAGCACTTCAACTTTGCTACCACGACCATCTGCTGTTTGTGGGAAAAAGAAGTCTTCGTTGGTGCTTAGTGGATTGTATGTAGCATCCATCATGTTGGTGGTGCCATTGCCGGTCTGTGTGGGAATCCTGCGCTGTGCAATTTCGTTTTTCACACGTTCAACAAAGGCCATGGCCATGTGACTGGGCATGTTGCCCACGTCAATGTAAAATGCTCTGCGCTCCGGCGCACGTTGCACACGATAGATAATGATCGAATCTTCTAGCAATTCTTTCTGCTTGAATACTTTGAACACATTTTCCAGTGCGCTGTTACCAAATGGCCAGAATGTGTCCAAGCCCTCGGTCAGTCCCACGTGTATCACATGCTCGGCATTGATCACAGCTTCGTTCTGTGCATGACTGAATCTGCTGCCGCCGGTGTAGGGAGATTTTGGTTGTGCATAGCTGCCACCGCCCCCGCCAGTTTGTGGGCTGTTGGTATAGGTATCTGTGGTGCTGAGTGCTGTGGCAGTCATGTTTTGAAAGTTGGGCTGTAGGTCTTTGATCACATACTGCTCGGGTTTTTTACCGTCTGCTTCGTTTACGATGATCTTGACCACTTTGCTCATTTCAGTCCAGAACAGTTTGAATGTTTCTGGATCACGGATAAACACCTGATCGCCATACTTGATGGTGTTGCGCATGATTTTGAACATGCGCTTGTTGAATTCGTTCAAGGTCACCCACTGCTGTAGCTGCTCTTTGATGATCTTGATTTCGTTATCAGTGGGATCTTCCTTGTAGTGTACATCAAATGGCAGATTGGTTTCTTCATGTGGCTGTGTGCTGAACTCAGCCAAAATGTCCAGTGCAGCATTGACTTCGCTGTCCATGTCCATTTGCTCGTACTGATTGTAGCGTTCTAATCGGTTGGGATGTCCAATATAGATTTCTGGCAGCTGACTTTGGTAGTTGCTGTACTTCATGTCACCGCCCATGGTAGGGTTACCACCACTGCCAATTGGACTCACACTATTGCCATTGGCTGTACGGAAATACTTTTTCCAACTGCCGCCTGATTGTGTTTTGGGTTCTGCCATGTGAAATTTCTATGTTAACACGTATTTATAATATATTCTAATGGTTGTTAGCTATTTGTTGCTGTATGTTTCTAGTGGCTCGCAGCTCTTGCAGTTGGTCGTCGCTGCGACTTATCATGGCTTTGAGCAAACCTGGTAATTGTTTCATCGCATCCGTCGCTTCAGACGCGGTATTTGCTTTGGTGCCCATGCCCAGGCCCATGTCTGTTCCGGGGTCAATACCATCAGCGTTGGTGGTCCTGTTTGGTGTGTTTTTGTTATCTACTATAGTTGATATTGCTTTAGACAGCATGCCTAACATTGGAGATGCTGCATCCAGTAGTTTGCTGGTATCAAAGTTTGTATCAGACAGGCCAGATTTTGGCATGGATCTATCAGCTTCAAAGCCACCAGCTTGATATTTTGCAGAATCTGGCATTGTGGTCGGCATTTGCCCAGCAAGCCCATCCTTACCCCCGGCAATGCCTCCAGCAAGCCCGCCATTGCCCACCAAAAACGATTTGTCATTCAACGCCTTGACCAAGTCTGGCCCACTCAGTGGATCTTGTTGTTTTTCTGCTGGTTTAGTAAAAAAATCAACTGCTCGGCTGATCATGCCCACTGGTGGTATTGCAATCTCTACTATGCGTTTGATGTCTCTGAAATTGGTTTCAGGGTCTCGTGTCTGATCAGCAAGCCCATCTTTGCTCATCCGGAACATTTTGTCATTTATATTGTTATCCAATGAACGACTGAGATCAGACATACCCTGCGCTTGACCAGCAAGCCCATCTTTGCCTACCTGGAACATTTTGTCATTTATATTGGCATTCAATGAACGACTAAGTTCAGCCATGCCCTGTGCCTGACCGGCTGTATCTTGTGCCTGACCAGCCAGTCCACCTTGGCCCACTTGGAACGATTTGTCATTCAATGCACGGGTGAGCTGGGCCATGCCCTGTACCTGACCAGCTGTATCTTGTGACTGCCCAGCAAGCCCATCTTGTCCCACTTGGAACATTCTGTCATTTATATTGGCATTCAATGCCCGACTGATATCGGCTATGTTTTGCACATTCAGCCCATCTTGTTTTTTGTTGTCGGTCTTAATAAAAAAATCAACTGCTCGGCTGATCATGCCCACTGGTGGTATTGTAGTTTTTATTATACTTTTGATTTCTTCAAAGCTGGCATCGGGTTTCTTACTGTCCAACAAGAACGATTTATCAATCAGGGTGACCGGTACTGCGCCGCCTACCAATGGTATAACAGCTTCTGGCCCAGCTTCGCCAGCAATGCTTGGCCCTTTGGTTATGCCACCTTTGGCCATTTTGGTCATGCCATCCAGCTTGCTGTAGTAGGCATTTATATCATTGCCGTAGATCTTTTTTTGCTGTTCATTCAGTTCAGCAGTGCGTTTGGCCTGCATATCCCGATATTCTTGAGCAATGTCTCTACCATATTTTTCTTTAAGTGCAGTGCTCTGATCGTCAAGATACTTGGGAGTAGAATCCATTTTGGCTTTGTGGGCCGGATCCACACTGATATGAGTCTTGCTGTCCGCCGACTCCTCTGTCATCTTCTTATAAGAATCGTACTGCATACGAGTCTTGATCCAACTCTGCATTTCCCGAGGAAGATCGTCGTAGCTGGTATTATTGGCCCCGTAACCTTGTTGACCCTGCTTAGACTGACTTCTCGCGAGAGATTCAGTCAACTGATCTGCCAGGTTGCCAGCATTTAATATTACCGGAATTGCCTTTTGATTTGGCAGCGGAACCACAGCTTCTGGACCAGCTTCGCCCACAATACTCTGGCCTTGTGTGATACCACCAGCAGCCATCTTTGGAGGTGATTTTGATTTTTTATCATCACCCGGACTGAGCCAATTTGCAAATTTGCCCAATGTTCCGCCAATTACACCGCCAAGTTTTTCACCTATATAAGTGCCTGCTGCGGTTCCAATCACTGCACCAATTGGCCCGCCAAGTGCTGCACCAAAACCTAAGCCTATCGCACCTCCGGCTATACCACCAGCAACTTGCCCACCAGTTTCTGCATCTTTTTCTGTTTTGCTCTTTTTTATATTGCCAAGTCCCATCTCATCAAGTGTTTGTTCAACTGTTCTCAATGCCGCTTGTAATCCGTTTGCAAAATCAGTCAATGCACCGGTAGTGACTTGACCCAATGCAACTGCTAGATTTTGATTTGCTGTTTCTAAATCAGTTACCGATTTTGTCAGTGTATCACTTGTTGTTTTTTGGTTTTTAGCTGCTTCTTCTGCGGCTTTTATTGCTTCGGGTGTGCGAGCATTTACTTCTTGCAGTTGTTTGCCCATACCCACACCTACCTCACCAACAACACCGCCTACACCTGCTGCCTGAGCCTGTGCAATCCCGGTATTGCCCAGTAGTTCCTTTTGTTGCTGGGGATTATATTGTCCTTGTATCTGCCTGGTTTTGTTTTCGTCTAGAGTACCTTCGTCAAATGACTTCTTCATCTCCCGCACAGATTTACCTAGTGCAGGACTGGCCGCTTCCATGATTGCACCTTGTGTATTGATTACTGTACCAAAGTTGACCATGTCCATAAAGTTTTTACGCTCTACCTCGGTCATATTTTGCATGGCGCGATCAATCTGCGCCCGCTGCTCTGGAGATTTTTGTGCCAGCTTCTGTTGGAATGCCAATTGGCTAGCTTGTTCTTTGACTATTTCAGCTTTCTTTTTAGCGTCCTCACCTGTGATTGCAGCAATCACTCGCAGATTTTCTGCATATTTTTCTGTTTGTTCTGCTACTTTTGCATCACTGGCCTTTAACTGTCCGCCGCCAGAGCCACGCATGATTTTCATGGTTTCTGCGACCATGGTGGCCTGCTCTTCAACGCTGTAGCCTAGGTTACGTAGATTTTTTGTAAACTCTGCGCCGCCAGCTTTCATTATCTGGCCCATTTTTTTGGCGCCTTCGGCTACACTCAATCCCATACCAGCCAGAGTGGCTGAATTTTCAGTGATCACAGCACCAAACTGCTTCATGGTCATGCCAGCACTAAACGCTGCATTGCGCACACCAGTCATGCCATCTGCATACAGTGCTCCGGCTCGATTAGCAGCAGTAAAAGTTTCTACAGTATTTTTAAGTTCAGTTTGGAGATATTTTATACCCTCTTCACTAATTTTCGCCAGCTTGTCCCCAACCATGCCAACGCCAATGCCAAGAAGTTCTAATCCATACCCTAGTATTTTAAATTTTCCAGTAAAAAGAGTAAGTATTGATCCAAATCCGCCAATCAGAGTACCAACCATGCCGGTTGCTTCTTTTGTAGTTGCTACTCCATCAAGCAGCAGTTGGGATCCAGTATCAACTCCGCTTGCGCCACTCTGTAGATTTTTAGCAAAATTAACTGCGCCCATGGTCATGGCTTCTGCTATTTTTCCTACACCCAATCCAAAATTATTCATTACGCCCAAGGTAGCTTCGTGTACCATGTGCTTTTGAAGTGCTTGTTTTTGTTCTTCTACTGCTACTTTTTTATTTCTTGCATCTGCTTCGCCAACAGTACCCCTGGCTTCTACTACTCTTTTTTCAAGCTCCTCAAGTTGATGGTCCAGGCCCTCTGCGGTGTCTTTCCACTGCTTTGATATGGCCTGCACATCTCGATGATTTCCTTTGAGAAAGTTGGCAAATTTTTTATCCTCAGTGAATGATTTTTTCATCGACTCAGTTGAGTTTTTAACCTGTTCTCTAAATTTATCTAGGTCTAGACCGGGATCAATCCCGCCGCCACCGCCGGGCCCACGTCCGCCGGCGGTGATTTCTATGAGTTGTTCTAGGAGTTCTTCAACAGTACGTCCGGTAGCCATAAATTAAAATCCATAAAATGTGCGTATATAAATACTACATATTCTATTTATCCGGAGACTATACATGGAAAACACTACTGCACCAAACTCGGTTAATCCGTTAGCCAAATATTTTAGACAACCAGCAATTTATATCAAATTACCCAGTAGCGGGAAATACTGGGAAGAAAATGCACTAGAATTACCAGCCAATGGCGAAATACCAGTGTATCCCTTGACCACACGAGATGAGATCACTCTTAGAACTCCGGACGCACTCATGAACGGAAGCGGGGTAGTTGATGTTATCCAAAGCTGCTGCCCCAATATCAAAAATGCATGGAACATGCCCAGTATTGATGTTGATGCTGTGTTGATTGCTATACGTATTGCCAGCTACGGGCAGACCATGGACATTGAAACCAAGTGTCCGGCATGCAACGAAAGCAATACACACGCAATGGATTTATCTACATGCTTGGTTGCTATCAAAAGTCCAGACTACAATAAAGTATTGGAAATTGATGGATTAAAAATCAAACTCAAACCAAATCCATATTTTGGTGTAAACAAGGTCAATGCTGTGAATTTTGAAGAACAAAAAATGATGCAGGCATTGGAAAATGCCGATCTTACCGATGTAGCCAAGTCACAAGCCATAACCGAAAGCATGAACCGATTAATTGACATCAACTTGATGACAGTAACCGATTCCACAGACTACATTGAAGTTGCAGATGGAGTGCAGGTAAGCGACAAAAATCACATCAATGAATTCTATAGAAATGCAAAAAGCAATGTAGTGCAATTGGTAAGAGACAGAATCAACGAAGCCAACATCGAAGGCGGGGTACCACCACAACCAGCTGTGTGTCATGAATGCACATCAGACTACAAAGTACCACTGGTATTTGACTACGCTAATTTTTTCGTGCGCGGCTTTTGACTTTATCCAATGAGGAGATCATGGCCCTGGTCGAAGGCTATGATAAAGAATCAAAAGCCCTAAAACGAGACTCACTCAGGATGGCATGGTACATGCGCGGCGGACTCTCTTACGAAGAAACCATGTATCTAAGCAATAGCGAAAGAGAAATGATATCCAAGATCATCGATGACAACATGGATACCACAAAGAAAAGCGGTCTTCCTTTCTTCTGATCCATTGCATTTAATGTGTATCTGTATAAGACTTCTTACAGAAGTCTGTTGTTTCGCTATCGCTCACAACTGTTTTCTTTATCTTTAATGGATTAGTATCATCCAGATTAACTGGTCATAATTCACCGTATGCACGGTGAATTGAAAAGGCATCATCCGAGTAGCCCAGTCATCTATTCTAATGAGATTGCCTTGCGGCGCGGAGGCGGTTGACCGGTACCCCCTACTCAAGCTTCACATATCAACGGAACCCTAGTGATCCGGAATAGACCCAAATCCTATAGGCTGAGGTTGCATCTTTTTCGCATGGCCTCAATCATTTATTACCTTAAGTTAGTAATTTTCTTTGGCATCCAAGATCCGGACCGGGTATCTCACCGTTCCTCAATGGAGCATGACCTAGCCATGCACAGCGCCTATGATGTATTAACTTGTTGGACTTTGTGTCTGTGGGAGATTGATTCTGTTTATTATGTGTGAGCCATGCACACGGACGCTAATTTGTCCGTTATAGTAATTTTGTGACTCTAAGACCTTGCGGTCAAATTGTTCACGTGCTTCAATGTAAGAGCACAGGGCTTTTGATGAGCAGTAGTACAAGATCTCTCTCTGGAACTTGTCTGCCCCTAGCAGTTCTACATCCCGCCGCAACTCGTCGTTGCTGCCGTAGTATTCTTGCCAGTCACTGTCGATCTTGCTGCGTATCTTCTTTTTCTTCTTGATCCCGTTCTTTTGCTTGACCACACGATATGTGGTCTTGGCAAATTTAGCTAGCTTTTTGCCCACGTACTTGCGATCTGTGACGGCGTTTGTGATAAGATACACAAAACCCACACAGTCTTCGGGTAATTGTTCAACGGGCATATTCTGATAGAACCAAGTCATAATTGATACAGCAAGAGGCTGTATTATAGTTATGACTCATGCAGTCTAACCTGCTAAATTTATACAGTTTCAACATCGGTATTGTAGGTGGTGAACCCATTTTCTTTAACCACAGTTAGGATGTTGTTAACACGCCCGGCTAACTCGTCTTTATGGCTAACCAGCCAAATGCTCTTATGAGCTTCCCTGCTCATGCGTTTTAGGATCGCTAGGCTGTTTTCCACGCCCGATGCATCCATACCCGAATCTACCAGCTCATCAATGAATAAAAGATTAACAGGTTGATACAAACTTTCCCAAACATCACGGAACGCCCACGACAGACTTAGTATCAGTCTATTGCGCTCGCCCCTGCTGAGGTTGTCAAAGTCCAACTCCCTACCTAATTCAGTTATGCTCACACTGAGATCGTTATTGAACTTGACCACATGTGGCAAGCCGATACGATCCAAGTACTGCCCCAGTCTGGCATTCAAGTAACTCAAATTCTGATCAATAATGCGTTTACGTATGAAACTGTCTTTGTTGGTCAGCAGCTTCAATAGGAATTCTTGATGGTCCTTAACATTGCCCAACTCGTTAATGGTGTCGTAAGTCACCGCCTCCAGGGCCTGTGTGCTCATTTCTTCTATCTGTTCTGCATAGGGATCTGTTTCTGCGTTCTTGCTGGCAATCTGGCTCAATATATTGGCCATGCTGCTGCGATGTTCGAACGCATCGCTTTCGCGATTGTAATAGACTCGGGGCTGCACACCCACTGACCCTACTTCAGTCAAGGCATCTTGCAATTCCATTAACTGACTGCCGGTGGCTAATACCTGTAGTGCAGCTTCTTGTAGTTCTTTTTGTTTCTTGGCCAGTGCAGCTTCGTGATTGTCGTCGTGCAAGTCTTGCCCACATGCATGACATCGGTGATTCTCTAGTGCTGCAATCTCGCGTTTGAGTCGGTCGACTGCTTTGCCTTCGCGATCCTCGTCCAGTTCAGCACGTTTAACGGCCTTGGTTAGGTCAGATATATCTTTGACCCGCTGATTGTATTCAGTCAAGGCCTTGTGTGCTGCTAGTTCGGCTTCGATATCTATTAGACTCAACTCATCGTAGCCTTTTTGCAAGTAGGCCAGGTCGCTGTCGTGCTTTTTCTGCCACAGCACTTGTCTGCGCTTGAAACTTTCAATTTGCTCTTGTATGCGACTGTTGGCATCTGTCACTGCCTTGATGCGGAATTCTTCTTGTTGTATGGCATCTTTGGTGGCCTTATTCAGTTCTTTAAGACGTTCGGCTTTTTCGCTCAGTACTGTGATGCCCAGCAGTTGTTCAATGATAGTGCGTTGATCGTTGGCTTTCAAGCTGAGAAACGGCTCGGTATAGGTGTTTAAGGCCACGATATGCCGGAACATATCCCAGCTCATGCCCAGCATGCGCTCGATGTCTGCTTGCGTTTCTCTACTGTCACCCTGACTCTCATCGGTAATCTCACGCTCAACATTGCCCACGTAAAAGGCCATGGTGTTGGGCTTGCGACCACGCTCAATTCTATATTCGGTACCATCCTTTTCAAACTCAACAGTGACAATCATGCCCTTGCCGTTGGTTTTGTTGATCAAGTTGTCTTTGCGTATGTTGGTCAGTGCAGCACCATACAGGGCATAGCTGAGTGCATTGATGATAGTGGTCTTGCCAGTACCGTTCCTGCTGCCGGTATCGTCACCGCCTAGGTCAATGTTTTCGCCTAGTACCAGTGTGAGATCCTTGCGGTCAAAGTCCACAGCCTGCGTGACATTGCCCACGCTCATGAAATTTTTAACAGTCAAATTCTTGATACGGATCATAGATTTCTATAGATATCCAGCAGCAGGTTTGAGTTGAACTTGTCGCTGGTGATGTTGGTTATCTGGCTGGTGACAATCTGATCAACACTTTCAAACTGTATGTTGCCCAGCATGATGTTCTCGCCAAGATCAATTTCCTTCTGCGGAATCAAACTGATCTCTCTAAGACGATAAGTGTCAATAAAAGTTTCTTTGATAAATGTGGCTTCTTCGTAGCTGATGTCAATATCAATGTTGACCCTACAATGCATACCTGGCAGCAGCATGGCTTCGGTGTGATTCAATACATCACTTAACTTGAACACACGATAGCGCGGTTGATCAGGCCATGCATGATACACAGGGTCTTTACCCCATTCTAAAATTGTAAGTCCTCGATCGTCGTCACCAGCATCGGCATAGTTGTGCGGAAAGCAGTTGCCAATGTAGGTGATATTTTTCTGTGTTTGTCGCTTGTGAAAGTGCCCAGTAAACACATGATCAAAGTTGTTGAAGTGTTCTCTGCGCACTTCGCCATGGTCTGGCATGGCCACCATGGCGTTCATCAGGTATCCTGGCAGTTCAAAGTGCCCAAACATGTACTTGGCTGATAGTCGGGGTATTCGCTTGTGATCGTCCCCAACAAGCCAAGGAGCGATAACCACATCCCCACTAGCAAACCAATCGTTAACAATTTGAATGTTCGGGAGGTGACGAGCCCAGTCAACTGATTGGATATCGCGTTTATCGCGATAATACAGATCATGGTTGCCGGGAATAAAATAAACACGATCAAAGTTATCATTTAAGTGCTCTAGTGCCCTAAGGCTGTAATTCAGTGTTACAATATTGATGCTGGCTCTATTGTTGTGCCAGTCTCCAAGAAACATGGCAGTTTCACAACCCTCCAACTTGGCCCGGGCAGTGGCCCATTTGACAAAATTCAAACAGTCGTCGTTATGAACTTGACTGTTGGATTTCAATCCAAAATGTATGTCCGTGAATATCGCGGCTTTTTTAAATAGATTAGTCATTGATACAAGTATAGCAGAAAACAGTGGCTAGAAGCGACGGGCAATTTACTCGTCTCCGCCCCCACCTCCGCCACTGCTCATCATCTGTCTTGAGTAGCTGGGGTTCATCCCATTCATTTCTAAAATATCGTCGCGCAGGTTCTGATTGCGTTTTTCAATATTTAGGACGCGAGTAAAGCTATTAGTGATAGCGGCAGTATAGTACGCAAAAGGATTCTGGGATTTGCTCTCATCGAATTGTAGTCCAATCTGGCTCAGTTGTAACAGCGCCTGGCTGCGCATCTCGTCATTGTAGGTGTACCCTCTCCAGTTACTTCTTGTGGCATAGCGTTCACACAGCTTCATGAACATCAAGGCCAGCTTCTTGGTCATGGTACCATGGTCCCTGCTGAACTCGCCAGTGATCAAGTCGCCGCGCCAGTGGCTCTTGCCAATGCATTGTGGTTGCCCGGCTACGGTGTCCAGTCTATAGTGTTGGAATGGGGGAAAATTGCATTTGGTATACTTGGTAGTGGCCAAGACATCTTCGTCGTACTCGGTGCGCACGATATCTTCTTCTTCGTCCTCTAGGTCCAATTTGGCCCGGGCCTTGGCGCTTTTGATTTCGTCCACAGGAATATGATCCCAGGTCATGACTCGAAAAACCACATCGGTGTCTGCAATAGTAGCAACATCAATCTCAAACTCGTCCAGTCTGCGTTTTTCTCCAGATGCCAGTACTGCTGCTTCGTGTGCCAGTTTGGCCAGGCGCTCGCTTCTTGATTGCCTAGCTTCCAGTATGGTTGCTGGAGTAATACCCGAAATATCCTGTAGGATCATATCGTAATCGGCGTCCACTGGTTGCAAGAATACACAATAGGTACTTTTGCTCTTGTGGATCTCTTTTAGGATGTCTTTGTTGTTGAGATAATTATGTTTGATGGTAGTTCTCCTTATAATATGTGTACATTTTACATTGAATAAATATTAAACACAAGAGGTTTTTATGTCAGATTCCACAAGTTCAGCACAGGGGGATGCAGCTCGAGATGCACGACTCAAAGTGTCACGGATCACAGAAGATGCCACTCTGAATTTAAAGCTGGCCATGACCACCACAGAAACCCGGGTCAACTTTGACGGTGGGATCACACAGCAAGATGATTGGCGTGTAAAAGTCAGTGTAGGTCCCAGTGCTGGCATACTTTATCAAAATTCGGGCGGTGTCTTAGATCCATTGCGGGAAACAAATGGGGTGATATTCCCGTATACTCCCAGCATCACCACCAGCTTCAGTGCTGGGTACTCCTCACAAAAACTCACACACAGCAACTATGCATCGCATTTTTATGACAGCAGCGAAGTTGCCGGAATATCGATAACTGGTGATTTCACTGTGCAAAGTGTAGATGATGGGTACTACTTGTTAGCATGTATTTATTTCTTTAGGGCTGCCACAAAGATGTTCTATGGAGCCAGCACACACATGGGCAACCCTCCGCCCCTGCTGTTTCTAGATGGATATGGCAAGTACTATCTTCCGCACATACCCTGTGTGTGTACTGCATTCTCCCATACCATGGGCGCTGATGTGGATTATGTACAGATACCAGGTATCACAGGACCCAGTGCCGACAGCTCAGGCAAAGGCAGCACAGCAAACACCACACAGGGAACCACACGTTTGCCTACATCAAGCCAAATACAGATAACACTACAACCAGTCTACAGTCGTAGAACAGTCAGTGGATTTGACCTTGAGAACTTTGCCAAAGGCAAACTGTTGGATAAAGGATTTATCTAATGCCCACATTCTCAAAAACCAGTCCTTACTACAACACACAGCAATTTGGACGATTCTTGGATGTCATGGTACCCAGGCCCATACCAAAGAATACCAGCGACGTTACCTATGTAATTGATTCCATATACCAATATAAACCACAACTGCTGGCATACGATTTATATAACGATGCCACACTGTGGTGGGTGTTTGCCAGCCGTAATCCCAATGTACTGGTAGATCCCTTGTTTGATTTTACCACAGGAACCAGCATCTTCCTGCCCACAAAAAGCACAATAATATCGGCCCTGGGCCTTTAAACATCGAGAAAACACATGGCCGACACCACGCCGATCAAATCAGCCGCGAAATCAAACGAACAATCCTCAGCAGACCATTCGATGGAGTTGTCTAAAATCAAGATTGTCGACAATAATTCTGCGAGACCCAACCCACTGTTTGAGTATCCGGATTATACTTACAGTCTGAGTTTACATATTGTACCCCCGGAAAAATGGAATGAGATCATGAACGGGGCTCCGTATTCCCCCACCGTGAACGCACCCGATTCGTCGGGATGGGACAGCACTGGTAGGATGGATTCATCAACTGATCCTAGGTCTTCTACAAATGCCAAAACAAACCCAAATCCAGCAAACAACATAGGGCTGGTATTGGTAGCCAGCGGTGGCAAACGCAATGCCGGCACCTATAATAGAAATCCCTACTTCAATGAAGATTTCTACTTTGATTCTTTGACCATGAAGACTGTCAATGGATTGAACAATGCTTCTAAAAACAGCAATGCAATTGAATTGCATTTTACCCTGATAGAGCCCTATGGAGTCACATTCTTAGATCGTCTTTGGTTGGCAGCTGCTCGGTGTAGAGCACACAGTTGGTCACAAATACCCTATATGATACAGATAGATTTTGTTGGCAATGACGACGCAGGTAAACCGCTGTCGCCAATTGTTGGACAAACCAAATACATACCCATTAAATTAATCAATTGCAAAGTAAAAGTTACCAGCAAAGGGGCCGAATATGACATTCATGCAGTGCCATTTAACCAAAGTGCATTTGATGAAGGCAATGCCAGCACACCTGCAAATTTTGAAGTCAGCGCAAAAACCATAAAGGAATTTTTTGATGCAAGCGGATCGGCGGGTGAAGCTGCGGGCATAACGGGAGTAAACAAAGAGCTGGCCGAGCGGGAAGAAGCTACCAAAAAAGAAATCAGCGAAGAAAATAAAAAAACAAAGCCCGATGCTACCCGGGTTGCGGCATTGGCCAAAACCAATGCCGCAGTCAGCAAAGCAGTTAAAGATTCACCATACGTGGTGGGTAGTTACACAGCAGCAATGAACAGCTATCAAAAGCAGCTGGTAAAAAACAAATACCAAGACCATGAAGAAAGTTATGCATTTGACATACATCCCGATATATTGGATTCTGAAATAGTAAATCCTAAAAAAAATCCAACTTCCAGGACCGAGTTAATCGATCCAGTGAAAGCCATCAGGGCCAAAGCAGGTATCACTGGTCTGGGAATTGATTTTAAGGAATCTACTTTTAGTATTGCCGCCGGCACCAATCTAGTAGAGGTTATTAATTTGGTCATGCGTAGTAGCAAATATATAAGAGATCAAGTCACAGATCCGGACGAAGATCCGCCAATTGACCCAACCAGCGATACCAGCAATCCACTCAACTGGTATAGGATTACCAGTACTGTGGAAATTTCAGATTTTGACATGGTAAGAGATGTATACAGCAAAAAAATCACATATCACGTATATCCAACTGCAATGTATAATTCAAAATTTCCGCATGCCAGACAGTCACAACCCAAGGAAATTGTCAAGCAATACGATTATATCTATACTGGAAAAAATGACAGTATAATTAATTTTGACATTACGTTTGATGCGATATTTTTTACCACGGTGAGTGTGGACCGCGGCAATGCTGCACAATTGGTAGTACAACCACAAAAGAAAAAGAAAAAACCAATAAACAAAAATAACAGCAACAATCGTATCTTCTTTCAAAACAAACAAATAAAATTAGTCGCCGGGCAAGCAGACATACCCAATGCCAATAACCCTGATACCAAGGCTATGCTGGTCAATGATCTTTATAGGTCCAGTTTGAGCAGCCAGAATGGCGATATGATATCAATAAGTTTAAAAATTATTGGAGATCCTGAGCTGATCAAGCAAGATGATATTTTCTTTAATGTAACCACAACCGGCTCTGACCGGTCACGAGTGCTGGACGACAACAACAGTATCATGTTTGACAATACAGATAGGTATGCCAAAGTGACTTTTAAAACTCCAGTGGATTTTGATCAATCAACTGGGTTTATGATCACAGACACCAAATATACCACAGCAGCATTCAGTGGGATTTATAAAATTCTGATAGTGGACAACGAATTTCGTGGGGGACAATTTACGCAAACACTGCAATTGATTCGCATATTTGATAATCTTGAAGATCCCGAAGGTCCAAATTTGGCAGGCGGCGAAATCGCGGTAAGGGCCGAGGCGCCGGCAGATATACCAGAATCAAAAGCAGTTCAACTTGCTCCGCCTGTGTACAGCAAAGTCAACGGGCCGTCAAGCGGGGTAATGTCCGACAACCAAAAATCAGCTGACAGCGACGGGGAAGTCAACCCCGGTAAAACATATACCGCTAGTGTTGCTGCGGCAGATGCAACAGCGGGCAGCAGGGCCATGGTGGCACAACTAAAGGATTCGTTGGCCAATGTGCCTGCCACCCCTATTAATGGGAATACACCATGAGAGATCGTAGAGTAGGTAATAAACCACCAAATCATTTTCGCCGGGAAGAATCGTCATTGCGATTGGATCCAGGTCCGTTCCTGGCCAAGGTAAAAAACAATCTTGACCCCACTAGGTCAGGTCGACTGCAGGTATGGATCCCAGATCTAGGCGCTGGTCAAGAGGAAAAAGTAGAAAACTGGCGCACAGTCAGCTACGCTAGTCCATTTTTTGGCAGTACATGGCAAGACGATAATCAGCAAAATGCATTCCAGAAAGTGCGACATACCTATGGTTTTTGGATGGTGCCGCCCGACATAGATAACTTTGTGTTGTGTACGTTTGTTGCTGGAGATCCCAACCGCGGTTTTTGGTTTGCCTGTGTGCCAAACATGATAGGGCATCACATGGTACCCGGTATGGCCGGAAGTCCAAAAGTTGATACCAGTAAAATTGATGACCCAATTGTGGCATCGGTGTATCCCAAGAGCCCCAATGACACTGTGGTTGCTGAGTTCAATGAAAATCAAGATGTTGACTGGGCCAATTTCGTTAATCTTAAAAAACCCATTCATGAAGAGCATGTCAAGGTATTGATTGCTCAAGGACTGCATGAAGACTATGTTCGCGGAATAATATCCAGCAGCAGCCAGCGCGAAATGCCCAGTGCGGTGTTTGGTGTCAGCACACCAGGTCGTCCCATCAAAGATCCCGAAGTGACACCGGCATTGCTGGCAGACATTGAACAGGGCACACTATACGCAAAAGACTATGCCATACGTGGCAGAAAAGGTGGGCACCAATTTGTCATGGACGACGGCAATTGGCAAGATAAAGACCGATTGATTCGTTTGCGCACCAGCGGTGGACATCAGATTCTGATGAACGACAGTGAGCATATCTTATACATTGGCAACAGTGATGGCAGCGCCTGGATCGAACTGACTGGCCCGGGCCACATGAATATCTATACTACCAGCAGTGTAAATGTACGAGCACAACAAGATATAAATCTACATGCCGACAACGACATCAATATCAATGCAGGAAACAACCTAAACATCAGTGCTGGAAAAGCATTTAATCTACAGGCCACTGACATGAACATCAATGCAGGACAAACACTCACCATGTTTGGCAGCACAGTTGGTATCGGCAGCAGTGGAGCACTGAACTTGAATGCAACCGGTACCGGCACATTCAATGGGACCACCGGGCTGTATCTAACCGGCACTCAGCTGACGTTAAACGAAGGTGGTGCAGTTGGCATACGGCGACCCGACGAAATAACTCCAAATAAATTACCCGACACTGGCCAAGAAGGCAATATCTGGAAAAGTGTTGATGGGGCACTATCTACCATAGTACCAATAGCACCCACACACGAACCGTGGAAGTTGCACATGGAAACTGTATTGGCTGGTTACACTGTCAGTACATCGGATCCCTATAGGAAACCTCCCCCAGATCAAGTTCCGGCTGGTGGAGCTGGTGGCACGGTGGGTGGCGGTACCGCAGCTACCGGAGCCGGATCTGTGATACCACAGGTGCCGGGCGCAGGCGTAACATCAGGTGCACCACCTGCAAAAAATCTACCGGTGGTAGAATGCAAGGGCGGATCCAAACCAACGGACCCAGGACCAGTGGCTGCTGCAAATGCAGGAGTAAAAAACCCAGTCAATAAGTCTTATATCAATAGGGCAGATAACCCAAACCCACCGGGCGGGGTTGGGCCGCTAACGCAGACGCAGACCAAGGCCTTGATGACACAGTTGGGCTGGAATGAGAGCAGCTTCAATTATACATCAGTAAATCAATACAACTTTATGGGCAAATACCAAATTGGCGCCGCAGCCCTAGTAGATCAAGGTTATGTTAAACCGGATGCATTTAAACTAGCCGGTAATAAGTGTCTTGACAATCCCAGCAGCTGGACCACCAAGGCACAAAACGAAGGTATTGATTCCAAGCAGGCATTCTTGAAAAATGGTGCCTTCCAAGAAAAAGCCATGTACAATCTTTTACAGGCAAACTATAACCAATTGAATCGCACCGGTGGCATCAAATCCGGTGACGATCAGTGTACAGTAGCAGGAGCATTGGCTGCTGCACACCTATTAGGGGCAGGTGGATCTAAAACATGGCGCAGCACCGGAGGCGGATCAGATGCCAACGGCACCACAGGTACCACCTACTTTAACATGGGACGCTATGCTGTGGATGTGCTGGCTGCACCTAAAACAGCATAAGGTTAAATACATTATGAGCACTTACCGCGGATTCAGTACCTATAATAGATTTAAAAAGTTTCGGCTGACCGATTTTGAATTGGCCAAACAGGATCTCTTTAATATCTTTAACATCCGCAAAGGGGAAAAGCTAATGAACCCTGGGTTTGGCACCATAATATGGGATGTGTTGTTTGACCCGTTCACTTCGGAAACTAAACAGCAAATTGTCGATGATATAAAACGCATAGCCCAGTATGATCCAAGATTGGCATTGGCAGAAGTCACTGTGACCCAGTACGAATATGGAATACAATTGGCCTTGGAACTGACATACATTCCCACAAATCAGACCGAGCAGATGTTTATTAGCTTTAATCAAGGCACCAATTCAGCCACTAGGTCCAATTAACTGTGTGTATTATACGCACCATAAATATTAGATACTGGACTTAGAATGGCAATCAACACAAGACAAAATAGTTTATTAGTAGCTGAAAATTGGAAGAAAATCTATCAAACCTTCCAAGAAGCAGACTTTACTAGTTACGACTTTGAGACTCTGCGCAAGAGCATGATTGATTACCTCAGGACCTATTATCCTGAGGACTTTAACGACTTCACCGAAAGCAGTGAATTTGTTGCATTGATTGACTTGATAGCATTCTTGGGACAAAGCCTAGCGTTTAGAACAGATCTCAACGCTCGCGAAAACTACATAGACACAGCCGAACGCAGGGACAGCATACTCAAACTGGCACGCTTGGTCAGCTACAATCCCAAGCGCAATATATCAGCCAGCGGCCTACTTAAAATTGACAGCGTGAGCACAACCGAATCAGTGTATGACAGCAATGGTCTCAATCTCACCGGAGCAGTTATAAACTGGAATGACGGTACCAACGCCAGCTGGCTAGAGCAATTTAACTCAGTGCTGAACGCTGCCCTATCAACCAGTCAAGTCATTGGCAAGCCGGGTAATACACAAACAATCGATGGCGTTCGTACAGAAGAGTACAGTGTCAATGTAATACCAACAGCAATGAATGTATTTCAATTTGAGCAGCCAATTGAGAGTATGAACATGACTTTTGAGGCTGTCAGTGCTACTAGCCTGGGCAAAAGCTACATTTACGAAGCACCACCAAAAAATAAGAATTTTTTCAATATCTTGTACCGCAATGACAATTACGGCAACGGGTCAAACGACACTGGATTTTTTGTTTATTTCAAACAAGGTACGCTGGCCATGCAAGATTTTGCATTTGGCACAGCAATCCCCAACCGGGTGCAGAGTTTTGCCAATGGCAATGTTAATAATACCGACGTATGGGTCTACGATTTAAACAGTACCGGTGAGTTGAATAACCTATGGAACAGTGTACCGGCTGTGGCCGGGGTAAACGTGATCTATACAAAACAATCTCAGCGCAATCTATATCAAGTCAATAGCCGTGTGGGAGATCAAATTGATCTGGTATTTGGCGACGGCAGCTTTGCCAATATTCCGCAAGGCAACTTTAGAATTTACTATCGCAGCGGCACAGGTCTAAGCTATAAGATTACACCTGATGAAATGCAAAACATCACAGTGCCCATGCAGTACGTGAGCCGAACCGGTAGAGCAGAAACGCTGACCATACGTGCCAGCTTGCAGTATTCAGTAGCCAATGCAACCAGTCGCGAAACACTGGAACAGATACGCCAACGTGCGCCGCAAACATACTATACACAAAATCGCATGATAACAGGCGAGGACTACAACATAGTTCCTTTCACTAGCTTTACCAATATCATCAAGGTCAAAAGTATTAATCGTACCAGCTCGGGACTGAGCAGGTTCTTGGACACACTGGATACCACAGGTAAGTTCTCAAGCACCAATGTTGTTGCCACTGACGGCATAGTCTACGCAAATCCGTTTGTGCGCAATTTTAAATCCATGTTGTTTTCCAATGCTGACATTGTCAACATGATCAATCAACAGCTGGTGGCCGAAATTATTGCATCCACAGAAATGATGCACATGTACTATGCAAACTATCCCGCATATGCAGTGCCCAATTGCAAATGGAAACTGAGTACCACAGGATCAAACAGTGCCACTGGATACTTTACAAGAAATTTAAAACCCTTGCCCATTGCTGGTCGAGTCGGCGGCGACCCAGCTGGGTATATAAGAAAAGGTGCTATCATTAGATTTGATGCTCCCACCGGCTACTACCTTGATGTCAACAATAACCTATTGCCCGGCATACCACAGTTGACCACAGATCACCTGTTTGTCTATGCCGGTATCAGTGAAGTATTTGGAGATGGTACCAACAACGGCCTGGGTAACTTTACCTCAGGTATTGGTCCAGTGACACTGAATATCAGGATTCCCACCGGTTGTCTAGTGGGTGCAGTATATCCAATATTCAAAAACAATTTCACCAGTACTTTTACCAACTCTGTTGTGGCCCTGATGCAGGGATTCAAAACATTTGGTATTCGGTATGACAGCGTAAAACAGTATTGGGCAGTGATTGCCGAAGAAAATCTTGGCAGTGGTGACTTTGATCTAGCTCATCAAGGCGATACCAGCGCCACCGGCTTAGACGACAGTTGGGTGATCAAGGCTAGATTTTCTGACAATGCCTATACCATATACCATCGTGGATTAGAGTATGTGTTCCAGAGCGCCGGAGAAACCACATTCTTTTTTGATAAGAAAAATAAAGTATACGATACAAAAACTGGCACAGTGTTACATGATCAAATCACAGTGCTAAAAGTTAATCAGCAAGCAGACAGTGCTGCTCCACTGGGACATGATTTTACTTGGTACATCGACAAGCCCGTTATCGGCAGTGATGGATTCTCCAGCAGAGATAAAATACTAGTAACTTATCAAGACGAAAACGGTGACAACATACCAACCGACCCTGGCTTGTTTGAGTCCATTGTGGCACCCACTGTGAATCCCACTGCTAAATTTGTCTACTTCCGGGTGGTGCCTGGGTACGATAGATTCCAAGACACTGTTGCAGTTGACACCAAGTTTGTATTCAGTAGGTATGCCACACTGGCCAACATACAGGCAAATGTCAGCATGTTCCAGCCCGGACAAGTTTTTTATGCCACCACTGACATGGTATTCTATCAATTGAACGATGCCATGATGTTGGACGTTCGCACCGATTATGTGGCACGTGTTGGGCGCCAAGGTCTATCATTCCAATACCGGCACAACAGTCCCAGCAATAGAAGGATTGATCCTAGCAGCAGTAATATCAATGATCTCTATCTATTGACATCGGCATACTGGACTGATTACAAAAATTGGATACAAGATACCAGTAACAAAGTCACCCGGCCACGAGCTCCGACCACACAAGAATTATCGTCCAGCTTTGATTCGTTAAACGATCAACGCAGTATCAGCGACACTATCATTTTTAACAGCGCAATTTTTAAACCAATATTTGGTAAGAAAGCCGACAGCAGTCTGCAGGCAATATTCAAAGTGGTAAAAAATCCATCCATTGCCACCAGCGACAACGATATCAAATCCAGTGTTATCAATGCTATCAATAATTATTTTGATATCAGCAACTGGGACTTTGGAGAAACATTCTATTTCAGTGAGTTGAGCGCGTACCTGCACCAAGTCCTGACACCAAATATCGCGTCCATCGTGATAGTGCCAGCAAATGCCAATGTCAGCTTTGGAAATTTATATCAAATCAATGCCGATCCCTATGAAATCATCATCAGTGCGGCCACAGTTGAAAATGTGGAAATCATCACATCAATATCTGCATCCCAACTCAACATGGGACTAAATTAATATATGGCCACCAGCAGAACGTTACAATTTCTACCCGAAATATTTCAATCAGACACCAATAAGAAGTTCCTTTCGGCCACACTGGACCAATTGGTATCTGAACCCAATCTTGTTAGATTCAATGGCTATGTTGGTCGCAAGTTTGCACCAACCTATCAATTTCGTGATAATTATATCCCCGAATCCACAGCAGATAGAACAAATTATCAACTTGAGCCCAGCGTAATCACCAAGGCTGTCAACGGATCTATAGATCAATACAGTGGTTACACAGATCTCATCAATAAATTAAAATACTACAATGCCGAAACATCAAACCATGACAGACTGTTTCAGTCTGAAATGTACACATACGACGGGCTGTTTGACTTTGACAAATTTATCAATTACAGTCAATACTATTGGTTGCCCAACGGCGTTGATCCAGTTGTCATAACATCCACAGTGGTCAGCAGTCAGCAGACATTTATTCTATCTGCTGATGTCAATACCAATCTAATCAATATTGAAAAACAAGCAGGAAACAATCCCGAGTTGACCATAGTGCGCGGCGGCCTGTATAAATTTTATACCAATCGTCCCGGGGCCAGAATCTGGATTCAGACCGAACCGGGCGTAACTGGTTTTAAAAGAGCTCAGCCGGCAGTCAGCACCAGAGATGTGTTGGGAGTCAGTAATAATGGCACCGACCATGGCACCATTGAATTCAGTGTTCCCTTGGATACTGCACAAGACAATTTTCTAACAATGCCTATCATAGGATCAGTTGACTATGCAACTACGCAATCAATTGATGACATCAGAGGGCATAGATTCAGCAGCTTGCCTGCTGGTATTGATGGCAGCATCACTGGTCCCAACTACAAAACTATAATATTTTTGTCAAGTAACGATACTACAATTTATAGAATACAATTGGTCACCAACGGGGATGACACTGACTTTATCCAGTTAGAAGTTGTACGCACAATTCCGGTGGACACTAGAGTCTATATTAGATCAGGCGAAACCAACATTGGCACAGAGTTTTACAACAATGCTGGCCGATTGGAGCAGATACCACCACTGACCAGTAATCTAGATCGACTGTACTATCAGGACGAATCAAATCCAAATGCACATGGCATAATTGACCTAGTAAATAATGCAGTAAAATCAATCAACGTTGACGAGGACATACTGGGTCGTGCCACTTATACCAGTCCTACCGGTGTGGTGTTCACAAATGGACTCATGATCAAATTTGATAACTCAGTCGCCCCGGCAAAATATGCCGACGTTGTGTATGTAATTGAAGGTGTTGGACGCAGTATACGCCTGGTTAAATTTGATGACTTGGCTTTTCCTGAGCCGGGTCTAGCAGAAGCAGGTCAAGTGCCTTGGGATCATGTTCCCTATGCCAGCGGCAATTGGGACGAACCTTTCAAGGGTCCGCCCGCACCGGACTATGTGGTCTGCAATCGCGGATCACTTGATTTGAATGCATGGGCACGCCAAAATCGTTGGTTCCATGGCGATGTGATCACAGCAGCGGCAGCATACAACAACACCATTGCTACATTTGAGCAGGCCACTAGAGCACAGCGTCCCATAATTGAATTTGAACCCAGCATACAATTGTTCAATAATGGTCGAGTTGGAAAATCGCCTGCAGACATTGTTGACACCACCACGCTGGATGCTTTTGGTGATCTGCGCACCCGATCGGTTGATTTTGTCAATCAAGGCCTAACATATACACTAAACTTCACACCTGATGCTACAGACACAGTCACTGTCACTGCTGGTGGTGTGCTGGTACCTCCAAGCCAGTACAGCATTTTTGGCAAAGTACTGACACTGGCATCACATCAAATGGGATTTGATATCAGAGTAGAAGCTCGCAGCCGTCGTGATGCAGTACAGCACAGTAGATCTCTGACAGTAAATGGCACAGAGTTCAAGGAAGGCCAGCGTGTACTGTTTGCTGCGAGTCTTGATCCGTTGGTTCGTACTCAGATATATCGTGTACAGTATGCGCTACAAGATAACTCTGCCAAGGAATCCTATTATGACGGCAAAGGCCTGGGTCAGATATCTATCGAGCCGTCCACAATCAATTTTGCCAGCGTGAGTGATCCAGTAAAAAATTCACTGGATACCGACCCCACTGCTGCCACTAGATATACTTGGGAAGTACTTGGGTCGCCAAAGATATTGACTGCTGTTGAAGTTGCTGGATTAGATTATCCCGGATCGGGCGCTGTCGGGCAGATAACACAAATTGATGATCTAGGATCTCGCCACTACCTGATACATTTTACCACCCCATATACGCCAACAGAGTTCAATAACTTTGATGTTAGATTGCTGGCATCCACTGGTAGTAATTATGTATTTGGTATCAACACCGCATTTACCACTGACTTGAAAGTTGGCGGAGCAGTATATGATCTAGATGGAAAGTATCTAGGCACCGTGGCATTCATCATCAACAACACCAAATTGCGCCTGGCAGCAGAAGCAGCAGAGCCCGTGATCAACGCTGAGTTTTACTACAGAGACCCTAGGATACAATTGATTGTTTCCGATGATCCTGACGATGTACTAGTTGAATATGACACCGTGGTGTCGGTCAGTGGCCCAAATCAAGGTGTGACTTTTTGGTATGATGGCACAGCATGGCAACGTGGGCAGCAAAAGCGTGGTATCAATCAGCCACCAAAATTTGATGTATTTGACATGCAAGGTCGATCACTCAGCGATGTTGCATACCCCAGCAGCAAATTTGCAGGCACCAACATATTTTCTTACAGGACCGGATCTGGCACAGCAGACACAGTACTGGGATTCCCGCTGGCCTATAGGAATTTCAATTCCATAGCTGACATCTTGTTCAACAACAATTTTGATCTGGATCAATTTGAGTATCTAGTAAATGGTGCTTTTGTCACTAGAAATATCAATCTAGGTTACCTGCGTGAAAACAAGTCACACACAGATTTTACTCAGCGCTCGGCATGGACCACCTGCAGTGAGCCCAGTAAACAATATCAAATCATCAACACCATAGCAGCCGGTGATACCAATTATTTTGCCATAGATATCTTACCAGATGCTGCAACCACTGTTCCTACATTGAAAGTTTATGTAAACAATGTACTGCTGGATATTTCTGCCTACGAAATAGTAAAGATTGGAGCAGTCAATACTGTTTATATTAAATCACTAGTGGCAGCCGGTGACAACATTGATATACTGATCTATAACAGAAAAGAAATCAGTTCGGTTGGTTATTATCAGATCCCTGACAATTTAAATTACAATAGTAAAAATGTCAATGTCACAGCAATGTCGTTAGGACAAATTAGAAACCACGTGACACTGACTGGACAAAATTCACTGGACCTGACCGGCCAATTGCCGGGTGACAGCAATCTAAGAGACATTGATATCAAGCACTCTGGTGGCAACATCTTGCAATCGGCAGCGCCTACAATATATGCCAGCCTATTTTTAATATCAAAACAGGTCAATTTCATAAACGGAATTGACTATGCTCGAAGCGAATACACTAAATTTAAAAATAAATTTTTAGAAACCGCAGTGAATCTACCGGGTTTGAATTTTAATGATCCCTCTAGTGCAGTTGATAAGATTCTAGAAACAGTAAACGCAGCGAAGAATCCGTCATTTCCCTGGTATATCAGTGACATGGTGCCATATGGCATATACACTTCTACTCATTACTCGGTTATAAATCCACGCGACCGTCAGTTTAAAATTGATAGCATATTTGATATTACACAATTGCAAAGTCGCGCAGTACTGGTTTATAACGGAAAGCAACTGTTGACCCACGGTGTTGATTATGAATTTTCCACCAACAGGCCATCTATTATTATTAACGACACTGTGTATCTAATAACTGGATCTGTAATTGAAATCCGGGAATACAATACTGATGGCAACTACATACCCGAGACCCCTACCAAGTTGGGCCTGTATCCTAAATTTATACCAAAATTATATATTGATGATACCTATATCAATCCGGTACAAGTGATACGTGGACATGATGGCAGTATCACACCAGCATTCGGCGACTTTAGAGATTTATTTTTACTGGAATTGGAAACCAGGATATACAACAATATCAAGGTAGATCATGATCGGTTGGCAGTTGATGTACGCGATTATGTGCCCGGAAGATTTAGGTCAACCGATTATTCACTCAGTGAATTCAATAATATTATACAGGCTGCTCTATTAAAATGGGCCGGAACCAACCAGGTAGATATTGCATCCAACAGCTATTTTAATTCCGGCGATCCTTTCAGCTACAATTATAAAAACAGCACGGATGTGGTGTATGACCAACCCTTGCCCGGTTACTGGAGAGGAATTTACCAATACTTCTTTGACACAGACCGCCCACATATGTGCCCATGGGAAATGCTAGGGTTTGTTGATGAGCCGGCTTGGTGGACCAGCACATACGGTCCAGCACCATACACATCAGAAAATCAATTGCTGTGGGCGGATCTAGCAGCAGGCACCGTGCGACAAGGCGCCCGCGCCGGCACCTATAGCAGGTATGCTCGCCCCGGATTGGCGTCAATTATACCAGTTGATGACCATGGTGATCTATTACCACCATTGGGCAAAATTGCCAAGCAATTCAATAGCAGTCGCATGGCAGACGATTTTGCTGTTGGCGATGGTGGCCCAGCAGAAACTGCTTGGCGCCGCAGCAGCGAGTATCCGTTTGCATTGCAGCAGGCAATTGCACTAATGAAACCGGCAATGTATTTTGCCGAACTATTTGACACCAATGCCTACGGAAAAAATACATTATTAAATCAGTATCAAATGTCAAGTACAGGTGGTAGAGTAACTCCTGCAGGCATAACAATACCAGGCGAAACAGTCAATGACTCGGTAACACGCACAGCAGGTTATATCAATTACATCAGTGACTATTTGATCAGTTTGGGAATATCTGCACCAACCAAGATACGTACTCTATTAGAAAATTTTGACATACAATTAGCCTACCGCGTGGCCGGCTTCACTGACAGGAAGTACTTGACAGCGTTGGCCGATCAGTACAGTCCTACCAGTATCAATGAATCTATCATAATTCCTGATCAGAATTATCAAGTACACCTCAATAAAAGTGTGCCAACTGATCGAGTGGTGTACAGTGCAGTCATAGTCAAGAAAACCGGTACCGGTTATACAGTGACCGGATACGATACCGCATCTCCGTACTTTACTATTATTCCCAGCAACACTGGTGGCGAAAGCTATGCGATATCTGTGCAAACAGTAAGTGCAACCATTTACAAATCATATCAATTGAGTAAATTGACAGTGCCATATGGCTACGAATTTACATCTAGACAACAGCTGGTGGACTTTTTAGTAAGCTACCAACGATTTCTAAACAGCCAAGGATTTATATTTGATCAATACAGTCAAGACCTAGGCGCTGTTCAAGATTGGGTAGTGAGCGCCCGAGAATTCCTTACTTGGACTTTGCAGGGATGGAAGACCGGCAGCATGCTGATATTGAGTCCATGCAATTCAAAGCTGAATTTAATAAGCGAACTGTCAGTGGTGGATGAAGTTACCAACGAACCACTGGGCAGCAAGATATTAGATCCTAATTTTTCTGTCATTAAAAAGAACAATCTGGTTATCTTGCGCCAAGCTGGAAATTTTACAATACAAACAGCCGACGCACAAACCATTGCCTACGCCGAATTGGATCTGGTACAGTTTGAGCATGTATTAGTATTTGACAACAACACCATATTCAATGATGTGATTTATTTGCCTGAGTCGGGCAGTCGTCAATATCGTATCAAACTGGTGGGCAATAAAACAAATGATTGGGATGGTTCTTTGAGTGCGCCAGGATTTATATACAATTCATCAACTGTTGATGAATGGCGCAGCGGTAAAGATTATCTCAAAGGCGATATTGTTTTGCATAAAAATGCCTACTATGTTGCATTGATAGATTTAATAGCATCCAGCACATTTTCTGTGTCTGAATGGAGATCAATTGACAAGACGTCTATCAAAACCGGACTGCTTCCCAATTTTGCTACCAATGCAGCCAAATCAATTGCTGCATACGATGTGGATGCTGGTAATATTGACGAACAAACTCAGCAATTCAGTTCTGGATTGATTGGATTCCGCAGTAGAAATTATCTCAATGATCTTGGTGTTACCACTGCCAGCCAAATCAAATTCTATCAAGGATTTATCAAAGAAAAAGGTACTAGAAATTCTATCAATGCGTTAAAGAATACTTCGTTCAACAATCTACAAAATAATATTTCTTATTTTGAAGAGTGGGGATTCCGTGTAGGCGAATACGGCGCACAGAACAGCAACCAGACTGTGGAAATACAACTTAACGATTCATGGGCACTGACCAGCCAATTGGGTATAACCATAGTCGACAACAATGACCAGCTGGCTATACCGGGCATGGTATCAGTTAAAGATAAAAATTTATATTCTAGGCCTTTCCAACCGGGCCCGGTTAGATTCATTAACCGTGACGCAGAGTCTAGTCGAGTAAACGACATACAAACGGCTGGCTATATAAATCTAGATGATGTTGATGCTACAGTATTTGATAGTGAATCATATAGTTCTTTATCGGCAAATCTAGACAACGTCAACAGCGGATACACCATATGGATAGCCAAAAGCGCCAATCGCGACTGGGATATCTATCGTGTAAATGAAACCGACAACACCGTTACCAGCGTGGCGTATTCTTTGGATTTGTCTGCCACAGTGACTACGAAAAATGCCCATGGATTTGCAATCGGCGACACAGTCATCATAAAACAATTTGATTCTAAAATTGATGGCTTCCATATAGTCACTGGTATATCATCAGACAGCAGGGCATTCACCGTTGCAACTACCGCTGAGATAACTAAATTATTACGCACTGCACCATTGACTGGTACCGGAGTACTGATGGCTTTGCACTCACTGAGATTTAAATCGCCAAAAGATATTGCAGACGCAACTCCATTGCATACGTGGAAAGATGGAGACTTGACCTGGATCGATTCTGACAGCCAAGGGCGTTGGGCAGTTTATAAAAAACAAAGTCCATGGCAATTGACCGACACTGTGGAACTAAAAAATTATCAACACGGCGCTAATTTTCTATATGGAACATCAGTTAGGATCAATCCAATTGGGGATATGATGGTTGTTGGTAGTCCCGGCGAGTTTGGCCACCGCGGCACTCTGCATGTATTCAACAATGATGAAACCAAAAAAGAAATACCAGTACTGTCAATAACCAATATCAATGTGGCTGCCTTGGGGCACTCGGTTGATTTTACCAGTTTGCATATCATAGCCGGTGCACCAAATTCCAATAATAAAACTGGAACAGTGTTGATATATTCTCAAGTCAGCGATGCATATGTTCGTCCAATACAGTACATAACTGCTCCGGACGCAACACCGTCTGCTCGATTTGGCCACAGCATATCAGCCAGCCGAGATGGTCGGTGGTTATATGTGGGTAGCCCAGGCGCCGATCGAGTCTATACCTACCAACTGCGTCCATATGAATTTAAAACCAAGGTGTTTAGCGCGACTCCTGGTGTGTCGCACTATGCAGTTCCTTACGATCTAACAGATGTCAACAGTATTGCAGTCTATTATAAAGATGCACTATTGCAGTTGGGGACTGATTACACTGTGCTAAACCATACTGTGATATTAAATCATAATTCGGTATATGCAAATGACCTAGTGCCCGAATTGTCAACTCCGGGATTCAATGACTTCTTGGTTATAACACAGAGATCATACTATGCCTATACCAGTACTGTGCAAGGTACACTGGGGTCAGCATTTGGCAGTAGTGTTAAAACTGAAAACACTGGTAAAGTTTTAGTTGTAGGCGCCTTGGATGCCACAATAAATCAAGTACTGTATGCAGGTGCTGCATACGTTTATAAAAATATTGGAGCCGGCCCGGTGCTGTTACAGGAACTCACAGCAGACTATCCCACCTATCGTGGCAGGGTCGGCGTCAGTGTAGAGATATCCCCAGACGCCAGCAGTGTCTATGTTGGTGCGCCTGGCTACAGCTATCTAGGATATAACGGCGGTGTTGTGTTTAGGTTTGTAAACAGCAACTCAGATTCCGATATGTTCCAATTAACGCAAAAGATTGTCAAACCATTGACTTCATCCCAGGGAGATCGATTTGGATCTCGCTTGCGTATTGCCAACAATTCCGAGACTTTGCTGATCACAGGACTAAATGGATCATCAATACAATATGCATACCTAGACATCAAGACCACTACGTTTGATAGCGATGCCACTAGATTTATAGATTATGCCATGGGAACCGGGGTGGTGTACTCGTATGATTATTTGTCTTCCACTGCGGCTGATACTGATCAATTTGGTACTTTTGGCTTCAGTCAAGAATTCACAGCACCATACTTGATAACAGGTGATCAATTTGGCGCAGGAATAGATTTCAATTCAGACACCATGCTGATAGGATCTGCCCTACATGACGATGTCTTCTTACCGCACGGGAACAACTCTGGCCAAGTATATCGATTTAAAAATGCCACTGGCGGCAAAGGGTGGACATTGCTGAGACATCAAATGCCCACAGTGGATGTGGCTGGAATAACCGGAGTACATTTGTACAATCGTGTTAATCGAGAAACATTGACACCATTGGATTATATTGATCCAATCAAGGGTAAGATTTTAGGTGTTGCTGAAGCTGCAATCGATTATAAATCTAGTAGAGATCCGGCCAGCTACAATGCTGGGACCACAGTTGATCAAACCCTAAGCGATGACTACCACTGGAACAGCGCACAAGTTGGAAAAACATGGTGGAATCTAGACACTGCTAGATTTATCGATTACGAACAACAGGATTTAAACTACCGATTAAAAAATTGGGGCAAGTTGTTCCCTGGCAGTACAATCTCTGTCTACGAGTGGATTTCCAGTATAGTGTTGCCCAGCAGATACTCTAGTCTATACAAAGGTACACCTCTACATCCCGATGACAGTGCCTATGTGATGATAAACGGGGCAGATCCAACTACAGGAATAATCACTACCACATACTATTATTGGGTAAGAGATATATCAACAGTACCACAAACTGGTGATAGGACTCTGAGCGTATTGGCTATTGAAGGATTGATATCAGATCCCAAAGCGCAAAATATACCTTATGCTGCGATTCTGTCAGACAACAGCATTGGATTGATCAATTGCCAAGACTACATTTCAGCAAATACCACTGTGCTACAGGTAAATTATGAAACAGTAATGAATAACAACATTATGCATAATGAATTTGAATTGGTACAAGAAGGTAACGGAGCATTTCCCTTCCCGCCCAGGATCGTGAACAAACTGGTAGACAGTCTCAGTGGCACCGACTCCGCAGGAAGGTCAGTGCCTGATATCAAACTACCAAGAGCACAGCAAATTGGATTATCTGTTCGTCCTTGTCAGACCCTGGTATTGAATAGAAATGCTGCCATACGCAATATGGTACAGTATGCCAACTCAGTTTTCACAACAACCACCGCTGCTACCAAATTACAAAATACACGTAAATTTGTTTCAGCTGATTGGTTCTGTGCTGATCCAGAGCCGGCACATAGTGAATACGATTATCGCGTAGACAACCTAGATCAATTGGCCTATGTCAACAAGCATGATACCAATGGTAACTTGCTGGCGGGGCTGCGTGTATTGGTCGGTTACGACGCTGACTATTTTGATATTTGGACCATACGTGTCTTGGACATTGACGGAAATTACCAATTGGTCAGGAATCAAACCTATGATACCACACAACTTTGGGGATTTGATACCTGGTACAGCAGCAATTACTCAATTGGCACTGTGCCCAGTTACGTTGTTGCAGAATACAAAGATATTGAAAAATTAAATATCCAGTATGGTGACACAGTCAAGGTATTGAATGACTCGGCCCGCGGATTTGAAATATATCAATTTGCCGCAGTTGATGCGGCAGTGTTGGTTGCAGTTGAGCGCGGTACACTTAAACTAAATGATTTAATTTGGGACACCAGCATCAACGGTGTGGGATTTGATAACGCTGCATTTGATGCCACCACGTTTGATAAAGACTACTCGCAAGAAACTAGAAACATACTGACCGGGCTGGAAAAAAATATATTTGTTGATGATCTACTGGACAACTACAATCGATTGATGTTTGTTGCTATTGAATATATCCTTAGCGAACAAAAAACTGTTGACTGGGCGTTCAAGACCAGTTTCATTAATGTATTGCACAAAATAAGAGAACTGCAACAATATCCAGTGTACATTAAAGATAATACAACATACTATCGACAATATATTGATGAAGTAAAACCCTATCGTACCAAGATACGTGAGTACAAAATAGCCTACAACGGAGTTGACGTGGCCAATACTGCGCTGAGTGATTTTGACCTGCCGGCATACTATGACTCTGCTCTGGGCAGGTTCAGAAGCCCGAGCGGAGAATATCCAGCGATTGATGGCCCACTGTATTCCAGTGCTGCATATCGAGATTGGAACGACAACTTCCTTAATCAAATTGAAAACATAGTCTTGGTCAATAAAGGTTCGGGTTATACAGCACCACCAAAAGTGACTGTAATTGATTCGGCTGGTGTTGGAACCGGAGTCGTTGCCGTTGCTACAATAAATGAGTTGTTGGGCCGCGTTGAGCAGATCGACATAGTCAATCCGGGGCGATACTTCCGGGGAGAACCCGTGGTCATAATACAAGGAAATGGCACCGGTTCCACAGCATATGCAGTATTGGCCAACCATAAAATACGCAGTATCAAAACCCTATTGAAATTTGATAGAGTAACATACGAGACTGATATAACCGAATGGCTACCAAATACTCAGTACAAAGAAGGTGCAAGAGTAAGTTATCAAGGCGTGGGCTATGTGGCTCAGTCCGCGGTGCCCAGTACCAGCTTGTTTAACTATTCGTTGTTTGCAGAAATCTCTGATAAAGAATACACAACTGCACTGGATAGGATTGCAGCAAGGTATCGTCCCAATAGATATCAAGTACCGCGCGAGTTTGACAGCAATACCGGTATAATTGATGTAAGTCGCATAGTACCAAATCCAAGTTTGGCCAATAGCGTAGATAATACTGTTGATGTTACCAAGGACACATTTGTATTATCTCCGCCCAACTATGATGATGTGACTGGCACGGCCAACACTGACGTCAATATCACTGGTGGCAACATAGCAGAAAACGCTATCAACAGTATTCCAGAAGAACTGGTGCCGGGAATCACATTTGATACCTTGGACATGACTGTGATTACCAACCTGAATCACAACGATCCAACTGATGCCACTGACCGAGCAGCATACAGATTGTTCAAGGACAACAAAGATAACACTGATTTTTATGCAGTAGCCGGTGCAACTAAAACTTATTTGTCTGCGGACTTGCATTACGACGACAAAGTGATACATGTTACTGGTATTGGGCCCATAATCAGAACCGGATTGCCTACTGCAATATTGATCAATGGTGAGAAAATAGTAGTCAATCGGGTAGATAGTGTGACTAACCAACTCAGTGGACTTGTGCGCGGCAATGGTGGAACACCAACACCAGCAGTACACTCGTCAGGTAGCACAGTTGAATCTCTAGACAAGTCATTGAAGATTACCGCAGCAGCTGACACCCAGACTACTACATATAAATTTAACAAGTCTAAGCCCAATTTTGCTACCACATTTGTGGTAGACGAAACGTTGGACACAGTAAAAAATCAATTTGCTCTATACATTGGCCCTAACCAGCTGATGATGGACACTGGTAATTCACTGTTGGGCAAAACAAAATTTGGCACAGGCAACACCCCAAACGATTATCGATTGTCACTGGGTGCTGCCGGGCATGTGATTGTCACATTCACGCAATCGGCAATTGATCGCATCACAAATGGTGTATCAATCAAGGCTGTGTACACTAGATATGCACAATTCCAGGAAGGTATGCTAGCAGATTCAATGTCATCAATATCAATCTTTTTGAAGAATAACCCCTACTATTAATCATGATAAATAATAACATGAACCCAAATCCATTTGCCAGCCGGGCTGAAGATGCAACAGCGCACAGTCCGCAATTATCTATGTCAACGCCAACTGCCAAGCCCGACGAAAAATCGGGGGTATCGGTACAGGGACATATCAAGATTTTTGACCCAGAATCTGGAGAAGTGTTTGTCAACAAGCGCAATGCTATTCACTACGAAAACATGAGTGAAGCCATTGCGTACAGTTTATCCAATAAAGGTGTTAGTTTCGTAACAGAAATGCACCTTGGCAATGGTGGGACTACCATTGACCCTACCGGAGTTATCAATTATCTTCCGCCAAATGTAAAAACACAGGGCAGTGATCTATACAATCCCACCTACTACAAAATAGTCGATGATCTAAACCCTGCAAATCTAGCACCGCTTAACAACAAGATGACGATCACCCATGTGCCTGGCAATGTCTACAGTGATATTATCGTTACCTGCTTGTTAGATTACGGTGAGCCTGGAGACCAGCTGCCATTTGATAACGCACAAACCACCAACAACAGCTATGTATTTGATGAGCTGGGGTTGAAGGGATTCAACTCAGCTGGCCCAGGCCTGGGTAAACTGCTGACACATGTGGTTTTCCACCCGGTGCAAAAGAGTTTAAATCGTCAGATACAAATCGACTACACAGTTCGTATACAGACTATTACCAATTTAACAAGTTAACTATATGCCATACGTAGTAAGAAAAACTAACGGTAGGAATCTACTAACAATCATTGAAGGCGAATTAGATACTTCCACTGGACTTAATTTAATAGGACGCAGTTACGCTGGGTATGGCGAACTACTGGCAGACAACTTCGTCCATCTGTTAGAAAACTTTGCCAATGATACACCACCGCCAAACCCACTGGAAGGACAACTGTGGTACGATACCACCAACACCACGCTGAAATTTTGGTTTGTGGGTGTTGGTGCAGCAAATGGTGCCGAATGGCGTCAAGTGGGAACCATTGGTCCACGTGGTGCAACTGGGCCAGCCGGCAATGTTGGCGCAACTGGCCCCACAGGTCCTACAGGAAATGTGGGCCCCACAGGTGCCACGGGAGAAACAGGTGCTACGGGTCCCACGGGACGTACAGGTGCCACGGGAGAAACCGGTGCTACTGGAATAGGTGCAACTGGCTCAACTGGCCCAACAGGTCCAGCTGGTGCGACAGGCCCACGTGGTGCTACCGGTGCAACCGGTGATACTGGCCCCAGCGGTACGCCGGGCTCAGGCAGCGCATTTGAGGGCGGCACGCAAACTATACTAGGTACAGCAACGAATACCAACATCATAATTGATCCAAACGGTTCAGGCGCTGTAGAAATCAATGCGCCCTCGCTGATTCCGTCAGTTACCAACACACAGGATATTGGTACTTCAGTAAAACGCTGGAATCATACCTACACCAATGCTGTGTACTACGGCGATGGCAGTGTTGCTAATAGCGCCAACGGAATTTTAGGGGTAGCACCTCCCACAACAAAAAATGGAATTCGTAATCACAAACAAGGCATGTTTGCATTTGATAATAACTATATATATTACTGCACCAGTGACTGGACCGACGGTGTGGCCTTTATTTGGAAGCGAATACCGTGGGGTGCATGGTGATAAATAACATTAAATCTGGAGTAAATTAGAATGGCATACAATATTACATTGACAAACGGTGACTCGCTGGTGACCATAGCCGACGGTACCGCTGATGTAAACTACACCAGTTTGACCCTAGTAGGTAAGAATTTTGCTGGCTACGGTCAGTTCATGAACAATAATTTAGTTGGACTATTAGAAAATTTTTCAAATTCGGCACCGCCGGTCAACGCATTAGTGGGTCAACTTTGGTTTGACGCAGGCAATCGTCAGATGAAGGTCTACACTGATAGTGGTACATGGAAAACCATCAGTGCAGCAACAGCATCTAGAGCAGCCCCACCAAATCCCGCCATCGGTGATCAATGGTTTGACACATTCCGCGAACAGTTATACATTTGGGCAGGTGCTCCCAGTAACTGGAAATTGATCGGTCCGCAATATTCGTTGCAGCAGGGCATTACTGGCTCAATACCCGACACCCTTACTGACGTCAACAGCATATCACATGTGGTCATCAAGTTTTATGTAAATGACATTGTCACCGGAATTTGGAGCAAAGATGCTGCGTTTACACCAAATACAGAATCTCTGGTGGCTGGCTTTACTGGACCTATACGCACGGGTCTAACACTGGCAGACTTAAATCCACTATTACAAACTATACACGGTACAGCCGACAATGCATTGGCTCTTGGTGGTCATCCAGCTGCCAGCTATGTGCGCAACGACACATTGGATCTACAGACCATAATTGGCCCAATTGAACTTGGCAGTGATTTGACTACCACCGACGACAACATGCATGACATAGGGTCAGCTGAGTATCGCTTTGCCAACGTCTATGCAGTCACTTTCCATGGAACTGCTACCAGTGCATTGTACGCTGACTTGGCAGAAAGATTTGCAGCAGACGCAGTATACACACCCGGCACTGTGGTGTCCTTGGGCGGACTACACGAAGTCACCATGGTAGTCAATGAATTAAGCGAAGATGTATTCGGGGTAGTCAGTACCAATCCGGCATACTTGATGAACAATACGCATGACACTGCCACCAATCCAGCAATTGCTTTGGCAGGGCGAGTACCGGTGCGAGCAGTTGGTTTGATTCAAAAGGGCGATCGCCTGGTCAGCGCCGGAAATGGCATGGCTCGCAAAGGCACTAGAAATGAAATTACTCCATGGAATGTGATTGGCAGAGCGCTGGCTGATAAAATGGATTTGGGCGTCGGCATGGTCGAAGCAATTGTCAAAATAAATTCTTAAGGACTACACATGGCCTATGTGACCGGCGGCATAGCCGAAGCAGTTGATTACGATAAACTAGTTACCACACCGGGACTACCGCCCTCGGGTGCAAACGCAGGGATAGTATGGGGCGAAGGTTACGGTAGGTTTGGCTACGGACAAGACCTCACATATATAGCACCGGTGGCTGTGGGCGATCTTATGCGTACACAGGAATGGAACAACCTTGATTATATCCTGTCAAAAATAATAGGACACCAGGGTGCTGTGTATGATCCTACGGTATACGATCCTGGGTATGTCAGTGTAGTAGCTGGCACCCCTATTAGGACATATCAACACTTTGAACCGTATACTCTACAAGGTTACAACAATGTAGGCAACGTCTACGCAACCACGCAGGCACCGTTTGCCCATGGCATCAACGGAGTTGGACAACCAACAAAATCACATGTCACTAGTTATCGTGGCCTGTGGGGACATGTCGGGCAGCGTACACTACGTTTTACACAAACACTGACATTTGAAACTGCTGACTCTGCTAGATATTTTTTCAATGCAGGCGGAAAAATAAGATTGGCCCTAACGCACACAGGTGGCACCAGCGCACGTGATGGTTTCTGGAACAACATGGTTGCCGACATGGGTACCATATCACTAGAGTATAGAAACACTCGTAAAATTGGCGGTGCCGGTATCAAGGGCACAGACTACACCATCCTAGATAATACCAATGGCGGATATTGGGCCGGTAACCCTGGACAAGAATTAGAACACTATAAACAGTATCCGGCACAACAGTATGGATATTACTATAACTATAACTATAAAAATTCGCAAACTGTAAAGACCAAAGTTGTGATGCCTGATCCAAATTACAACTACAACTACAACTACGGGTACTATTATCAGGATACCCAGGACTATATACAAATTCTAGTAGACACATCCGGTCCCACCGGCATGCTTGGTGGATTGGGTAATGTACTGACTATCACAGTGAATCTGGTCAATGGCAGGACAATCACACCGGATTCATCAGATGTGATCGATGGTACTACCAGTCTGAGTCTAGTGCCATTGACCCCGGGAACTGAATTCCTTGACACCAAGGACCCAACATGGGACTACATTGATTTTAATGGACTGGTGTCGATGATCTGATTAAATACTAGACATCTAGTTTAGGATATAATCAACATGGACAGCAGTAAACTCAAAGAACTCGCCGACGCGCAGTTTGCAAAATCCGCTTTCTTGACTAACCTCAAAGAAATCTACGACGCTAAATTAACAATCACACACCGGGGAGGCACGTTTGTTGCACGTCCTGAGTTGATTGCATTTTTAAACAGCTGGCACGAACCCGAAGTTCACGTAGAAGATATCTACAATACCCCAATCCTAGTAGATAGGACTGCGCTGATAGATGCAGCCAAAATTGCCTATCGCATGGCATCAGTTTACTGGGCGACAGAAGTTCAACGAGCAAACACGATTGGCAGAGAGACCGATGTCTAAAGGCGCAGTTATATTTGCCTATAACAGTACTATTGATTATGTGTCAATGGCAACCCTAGCGGCCAAATTGGTTCGAAAACATCTAGATATTCCTGTTACGCTGATAACAAATTCAACAGCAGTAGAAGCTGGGGTATTTGATCAAATAATAATTCTAGGACTGGTGGATAAAGAATACGAACGAGTATTCAAATTTGGATCCGGCAAAGAGCGAGTGGTATGGCATAATCAAAATCGATCCAGCGCATACGATCTCAGTCCATACGATCAAACTCTGTTAATTGATGCAGACTATTTGATATTTGACTCGGGATTGAAATATCTATTTGACACTGATAACAAGATTGCCTGCTTTAACTATGTAATAGATATAAACGGCAGTCGGGGATTGCAACGCGGAGCTCGAGTCGGAAATCCTGGAATTCCCATGCAATGGGCCACTGTGGTCTACTTTACCAAAAATCAATTGGCCCAGTCTGTGTTTGAATTCATGCAAGGCATCAAAGAAAATTATCTTTATTATGCTGCTGCCTATAATTTTACAGCACAGCTCTATAGAAATGACTATGCATTGAGTATTGCACTTCAGGCCCTGACCGGATACAACGATAAAAATTTTAGATCAATTCCGGGACCGCTATTGACTGCCAATACCGGTATTGATATCGCGGAAGTCTGCAAGTCCGGGGAGATCGTTTTTTCATGGAATCATAAAGAAACAGAAACTGTACCAGCTGGTAAATCTTTTACAGTATTAAAAGATACCAGTATACACATAATGAATAAAAGAACAATAACCGATATTGATATTATAAATCAATTGACCGAGCTAGCACTATGACCCGAGGATATCTAACATTTGCACAAAATAACGGTCAGACAGATTATCTAAATCTGGCCTACTTGCAGGCCATGAGTATAAAAGCCACACAGCAAATCAACAACTATACAGTGGTTGTTGATGAGTATACTGGTAGTCTTGTTACAGAAAAACATTTAAAAGTATTTGATCATGTGGTTGCCATACCTGGAGGTGACGATGCTGCCATGGACAGCTGGAAATTGAAAAACGAATGGAAAGCACTGGCAGCAACCCCATATGACGAAACTGTAAAAGTAGAAGCAGACATGCTGTTCACCAGTAGTGTTGATCACTGGTGGGACATAATGGCACAACAGGATGTTTGCTTCACTACCGATGTGGTGGATTATCGTGGCGCGGTTGCCAGTAACCGGGCATATCGTAGAATATTTGATCAAAACGGTTTGTTAAATGTTTACACTGGTTTTTATTATTTCAAGCGCAGCCAACGAGCTGCTCGATTATTTGACTATGCCAGATTAGTTTATGCCAATTGGTCGCTGTTCAGCAAAGAAATATTAAAAGGCCATAAAGAGCAAGGTCCCGATACCGATTTGGTTTTTGCCATTGCTGCTAAACTATGCGGAGACCGTGGACTATATAATGCAGCCGCGCCGGTACCTAGATTTGCACATATGAAAGGTGCAATCAATGGCTGGGAACCCAACCGGGATTGGCGCACTGTGGTGCATCACCAATTTGATCAGTCAACACTGACTGTGGGATTCACCCGCCAACAGGTACCGTTTCACTATCACTACAAAAATTTTGCAACACCCAATTTAATTGATCACTATGAGCAGTTACTTTCAAACTAATATACGCCCTGAGGTCACAATAAAACCCAGACCAGTAGAACTACGGGTTTACTACGACCCAATAACAAAAATTTGCACTCATAAAACTACAGCAGTGGTCCTGTCTGATGATAATTACATAGTTACCAATCCAGAATTGTACAACTCTATAGATATATGCTCAAATTATCAAGTAATTGACGACAAAATAGAACGGGTCGAGGCAGCGGGAAACGGATATAAAAATCTAATACCGGACGATGCTGGTAGGTACTTAACAATAAAAAATAATATGATATTTGTAGTAGATTCCCTCCATACCGGAGAAACTGATCGATGGGGTTACCGATGCAGCTGAGTGTAAAAATAAAAGATCTCAGTTGTATTTTTCTTACCTACAACGAACCCAGGCGCGAAGAATTCTGGCAAACTATCCAAAGAATGCTGCCCGAGGCCAAACGTGTTGATGGCGTACTGGGCAGTGATGCTGCACACAAGGCCGCAGCAGCCGCAAGTGATACTGACCGTTTTATATTAATTGACGGCGATAACTTGCCCGAACCCTCATTTTTTGATCAAACTCTCACATTTGACAACAACAACGTGGATTGTGTGCTGCGGTGGCGCGCCAGGAACAACATAAATGGACTGGTGTACGGTAACGGCGGAATCAGCTGCTGGACAAAAGAATTTGTCAACAACATGCGTACACATGAGAACACCGACGGCAGATCAGAAACACAAGTTGAATTCTGTTTTGATCGCAGGTACTTGCCCTTGTGGAATTGTTACTCAGTTACCTATCCAAATCACAGTGGCCTCCAGGCCTGGCGGGCCGGGTTCCGTGAAGGGGTAAAAATGTGCCTGGACCGTGGTCGCAGAGTATCAATTGAGGAGTTCTTGAACATGCAGAATTATCAGAACTTAGAATACTTAAATATATGGCACAGCATTGGTGCCGATGTTGAAAATGGGCGCTATGCCATATATGGCGCCAGATTGGGAACATACAAGGTCATGCTGGAACCAGATTGGGATTATACCGAAGTACAGGATTTCACCAAATTGGATCGACTGTTTACGGCTATTGATTCCCAGACGTTTGATGATCAACGCAGACACTATCGGGCTATATCTAAAGAGCTCAAAGACAAGCTAGGTCTGCATGTGCTGGAGATGGGGTCGGAACAGAGCGCATTTTTTAAGAAATTTTACAAGCGACTACACAGAAACAAGGACATAATGTCATCATGACAACCAAACAAGAATACACCAGACTAGAACATGCAGACCCTGCCAACACCGAGTGGTTTGTGGTAAACTGGTGCCTAGGCAACACCTGTAATTTCAGTTGCAGCTATTGTCCTGCCATATTGCACGACGGCAGCAAACGCTGGCCTGAATTTGAAGATATCAAACGATTTATACTCAAAGTAAAAGAACAGCACCCAAGTAAAAAATTGTATTTTGAGTTCACAGGCGGTGAAGTCACCATGTACAAGCATTTTATCGCCTTGTGTGAGTTTTGTCGCGAACACGATGTCAAAGTAGGCATGATTAGCAACGGCAGTAGAACCCTGCGTTGGTGGGAGGAAAACAAGCACTTTTTCGACCATGTATGCCTCAGTTTCCACCCCGAAGAGGCAAACGCGGACCACTTTTTAGCAGTGGCGGGTATACTACATGATATCGTTAAAGTTCATGTCAATGTAATGATGAGCCCAGAAAAGTTTGATGAGTGCTATGCATTGGCCGAACGGGCAGTGACATTATCCAATATCAGCCTAGCACTACAGCCCTTGATACACGATTTTGGAGACCAGCTGTACGATTACACTGACGAACAAAAGAGTATTTTTGATCGGCAGTACGCCTTATTGGGCAGCAAAATCAAACACACTAAACGGCAAAAGGTCTATCGTGGCAGTATGCGCACAGTGGGTGAAGTCAGCAAGGTATTGTCTGCTCACTCGTTTATCGCCAACAGTACCAACAATTGGTTTGGGTGGGACTGCTATGCAGGTGTTGAACAGCTGATTGTGGACATGGATGGCAGCATACATCGTGGTTGGTGCAAAGTGGGCGACAAGATTGGATACATCTGGGATGAAAATTTACGCTTGCCCACAGCACCAGTTAGATGCAACAAAATCATGTGTCATTGCAACTATGACATCATGAGCACCAAGGAACGAGTATGAAACAGTTGATAGTGCTGGCAGACAACGGCAAAGCAGATGCTAGCCTTGAAGATTTGGTGGCATTAAAGTTGAATCAATTCAAAGGCTGGCATTGTGATGCTGGTGTACAGAACCTATACATAGACTTTGATGGACAAGTATGGGTAGCCAACTGTGCCAGCGCCATGACCAAGAATCAACCCAAGAAGTGGGGACTCTTGGGACGGCTAGGAGATGATTTTGAGTTACCCACCACTGGGCTCACCTGCATGTACAACAACTGCGGGTGTGGATCGGATATCGTTATAACCAAATATCGTCAAGACTGTGCAGATGCAGTGCCGTTTGTACAGCAACAGTATCATAAGGTCACCATACCAATTCAGTCGGCAACAACATTGTCGGCGGTGCGTAGCCATCTACCTTTGCCCAAGCAGATATTATGGGATATTGGTAGATTCTGCAATTACAGTTGTAGCTACTGCTGGCCCGGGGTACACAATACTACAGATGCCCACAAGCCATTGAGCCTATTCAAGCAGACCGCAAATTATGTGATTGATAATTGGAGCCATGGCCACAAGATACACTGGTATTTTGGCGGCGGCGAACCCACACTGAATCCTGACTTTGAACCTTTTGTTGATTACCTGTCCAGTCGAGGACAGTGGGTCATGCTGGTCAGCAACGGAAGCCAAGGTCCTGCTTACTGGCGCAAGAATGCCGACAACTACAATACCTTGATTTTCAGTGCTCACTTTGAGTTTATGAAACCTGAATTGTTTGCTAAAAACTATGCTAGCATAGTTGGTGTCATGTCTGCAGGTGCCAAACGACTGAATACATTCATTGTCAAGCTCATGACTAAACCTGGTGAAATACAAAACAGCATCGACTTTGTTGAGAATCTAAAAGCCACAGTGGATTACAATAATCTCAGCGATAGTTTGAGAAATCAATTGGGATTTGACATGGTACCCTTACGTGATATTTCAGATGGTAGCCAACTGCACAAAGACTATACCGAGCACGAATTGGTACAGGTAGGCAAGTTCAACAGCCGATGATTACTTGGTACCGATCACCATGAATCTAGTAAACGACCAATCGGGATAGACAAAGTCTTTAGACCCCATAAAGTCTATACTGGTGAAATCATAGTCGCTGACAAAATCAGTCACGCTATGCGAGTGAGTAAAGTGATCATCATGTGGCATATTATTGCCTTGTAATACAACTCTGGTGCCTCGTGGTATATTGTTCCACCAGGCACGACTTTGAAAATGTTCTGTGCTGGTATTGATCACTAGATCCATGTCTGGTGCTTTGAAATTGTTGCAATCTGCTGTGACTGCTTTAAAGCGCCAATCTTGCCACACCCAGTACTCGTTGAACATGTCAGCTATGCGCTCACATGTGGGATCAATATCTACGCTGCGTATGGTCTTGACATCAAAGCGACCCCTGCTCAGTAATAAAAATCCTATTATTCCGTACCAGCCCGCATAGACATAGGTGCGATCAGACTGCCATCCCAATCGTTCCAGTTCTTCACAGAGCCAGATTTTACTACCAAGTTGTCCGCTACTGAAAGCATCATTATTTACTACGGGCATCAAAAACCTTTCTTAACCACTCGTGGTCGTTTATTAAATTGAGACGTTCACTATTGTCTTTGTTGGCAGTGCCAAATATTTCACCATCCTTGGCACCGGCTGTGGCATTATCGCCGTACAGCTTACCATGTCCGGTAGTTTTCCAAACCTGTAACCTCAATTGATTTTCTTTATAATCAGCATTGTTAATACTGCCGGCTGCTATTTTTGCACACTCTCTAAATGCAGTACGCCAGGTATTAAATTCACTGGTATTAAATGTTCCAACGTTGCTGACTTCTTCAATCACTTTGAATTTGTTGGATATGGATGTGGTAACATCTGGTCTATCAGTGTAGGCATCTAATAATATTTCTCTAGGAAATATCTTGACTCCGCCGTGACCATAACTTAACCTATTGATGGGATTTTGAGACTGGAATACAAACACGCAGTCTCTATCAAAAATGTTAGGGATATAGTTAAATTTGAACTCGTCAAGTATGTAAGCATCAGCATCAACCACGTAGAACATGTCTGTGGTGGCAGTTCTTGCTGCTGCCTTGTGTGCCTCCAGTATGCCCACTACACCATCAACTCGTTTGGCTGTGGGCTGCATCTTCAAGAGCCGCTGCCAGTTTTCTTCAGCATTGTCTTCGTGATAACTTAGGAAAACGATATCTAATTGTTTGGGGAGATTGGGTGTGATACGACCCATATCTTTGTCGCCTGCATACGCTTCGGATGATTTGATTCGCCAGACCCAAATTTTAGCACCCACAGGTGCAGCAAAGTCGGGATCAAGATACCATATGAGGTCGTATTTTAAATCCCAACTGGGTATTTTATAGTTGGGGAAATCAAATACCAAGGGCAATTCATCATTGAACTCTATCTGCATTGAGTCTCCTTTGCCAGTATTCGCTCTGTAAAAACCATTGGTGATATCGCGCAAAGCCTTCTGCAACGTCCACTTGCGGGTTGTATCCAAAGTCCTGTCTAGCTGCGTCAATGTTCAAGGCGCCACGACTAGGAAAATCAGGGTCCCGATCGCCTACATGTATCTCGCCACTGCCAGCCAGTTCCACAGCCATCTGTGCTGCCTGTGCCAGTGTGACACTATGGCTCTTGGTGATGTTGTAGGTCTTGTTGGCAGTATTCCCACTCAGTGCTGCTGCTACAATACCATCAGCAGCATCATCCACATAGGTAAAATCTAGTGTTTCCCGTTCTCCATTGATACGGAGCACTCGGCCCTGCATTGCTGCAAGCATGAATTTGGAGACCACTCGGTCTTCGACATCCAAGGGGCCATAAACAGCACTGGGACGAATAACAGTATAACTAAAACAATCACGACGAGCATAATCTTTGACAAGGTGTTCTCCTGCTAATTTCATAATACCGTATTGTCCCTGTGGACAGCACACAGCATCTTCTGTGACATCATCTACGAAGTCTCCATACACCATACTGCTGCTGATATACAGGAATTTCTTTACACCGGTGCGTTTACTGGCTTCTAGTAGATTTATCAGGCCTTCCATCATGACACGTGCGCCACCTGCTGGATCAGCATTGACCACTTTCTGTCTAGGGAAGCTGGCCATGTGTATGACCATGTCAAACCGTTCAAATGTAAACAGGTAGTTTATGTTGAGTTTGTCTGCAATGTTGTATCTATACTGGCTGGCCTGTCGGATTTTCTTTCTGCGTTCCGCCAGCAGATAATCCAGCTCGTGTCGGGGGATGATACCGTAGTTGGTTTGATTGTCTGTTATCACTACTTTGTGGCCCAAGCTCTCAAGCCGTGCAACCACATTGTGTCCAATGAGTCCTAGTCCGCCTGTTACTAATATTTTCATACAGCCATTTTGGCCGATATGGCAGGATGCGATGCATGCCCAATCAGCCTAATATCTTTCATGGTAAATTTTGTGATGTCTCTAATGCCGGTGTTCAGCTCAAGTCCTGGGGCTGGTAAGGGTTCACGCCTTAGCTGTTCTTTTACCTGCTCTATGTGGTTCAGATATATATGTGCGTCGCCGAGTACGTGAACGAACTCGCCTACATCAAGATCACACACTTGCGCGATCATGGCCGTGAGCAAACTGTAGCTAGCAATGTTGAAGGGTACACCCAAAAACATATCGCAAGACCTTTGATACATCTGACAGGACAGCCGATTATCGGCTACATAAAATTGTGCAAAGCAGTGACACGGTGGCAGGGCCATAGATTTTAACTCTCCTGGGTTCCACGCTGTTAACATATGTCGTCGTCCGTATGGGTCTGCTCTAATACCCTCAACCAAGGACTTTACTTGGTCAACTTCTTCAATGTGGATCCCACCTTGGCGATTGTAACTATTGCCAAAGCTGTCCTTGAATGTATCGCTCCGGTGGATCACTGGTGTGCGCCAGTGACGCCACTGCACACCATATACTCTACCCAAGTCGCCGGGATACTCGGCCTGTGACTGCCAATGGGGTGCTGTGGCATTATCAGTCCAGATGGTTTTCTTGTCTTCATCTCGCGTACCATGGAGAAGTTCAGCAAGACGCCTTTCATCCCCCGAACCTTCGATAAACCACAGCAACTCACTGACTATACTCTGCCATGCCATTTTTTTGGTAGTGACCAGCGGAAATGATTCGGTCAAATCATATCTAACTTGACGACCAAATACACCAATGGTACCTGTGCCGGTGCGATCTTCTCGCACCTGCCCATTTGTTAAAACATCTTCAAGTAAGTCTAAATACGGCTTCATAAATCTTTAAGTAATAGGTCTGTCATGGGTTGCACCAATCGAGCTACTTCGTCTACGCTGACATAAAAATCTACATTCTCTATATAAGAATCCAGTGTTATCAATTTGTCATTGATGTAGTCTTGGATGTCATCATGACTGACACCACTAGCGGTCATTTCAGCAATGCTGATATCAACTCTAGTGCCATCAATCATGTGTACTGATATACTATCCAGTACGTTGACTGGGACATCGGATTTCTTTACACTTTTGACTATTGCTTCCCACTGTTCTCTTACTGTGAAGTTAAGTTTTTTTAGCCGCGGCCTTTTTGGTTTTGGTTGCTTTGGCATTGGTTGTTACTGTTGGGTCGAGCACAGCGGCTTCGTTAGATAATCTTTCAGCTTCGGCAAGCAGTTGCGCAGCACTGGCCTTCATTGCATCGGCCTGTTGTATGCGACTACGTGCAAGATCTGCGTCGGTTAATACTCCACCTGCGCTGTCGGGGACAACAGCAGGCTGACTACGACTTGCGGGACTGACTCCCAATTCTTTAGGTTCTGCTCGGGTCTTTTTACCACTCATGCCACGATTGCTGTCAATCTCGGCCATTCGGTTGATGGCATCTTTGCCTGTGGCCATTTC